AAATACAGATGTTTTCTCCTTGTAAAGATAATTACATATACCAATATTATCATCAGTTTTATCTGTTACCAATTTGTATTTTAAATCCATAAAATGTAATACTTTTAACGATTGAAACAGAGAATGTTTGCCCTCATTTTCCATATTTATTTTAAAAGAATGAGTAAATAGATTAAAATTTATATTGTGGGTCGACTGAAGAGAAAGATACGAATAAATCATGGTATTTATAGTTCTAGCCCAAAATTCACAATAGCTTTCGTATAAATTAAATTCAATATTCACATTAAATATGTCTTTGAGTTTTTTATTCACCATATGTAAATTCATATCAGAAAAATCCAAGCCAAAATTATGAAATGTTTCATGAATAAATACTTTAAACCATTCTTCACTTCGATATAATACAATCTCCGTGCTTTCCTTACATCCAGTAGTATAAGCAGTATTTACATGTTCTGTATTTAAAACAACTAATTGATTATTAGGTAATTGTTTTTCAAATGGGGTAAGATATACATATACAGATACAGTTTTCGAACATTTTTTACTGGAATATTCATCCAGAATATAAAGCCACATATACATCATATGAATGTGTTTATGTAACACCACAATTTCGTATGGTTTCATTTCTTCTGTTAATATAAAATACACGTTAATCAATCTATTTTTTATTTTACATGTAAATTGTAAGCTGTATGTGGCATTATCCTCTACAAATTGTTGAATATGTTTTGGAAAAAAGTGACTGTCATACATAGATGGTTTGGGAATTTGTGTAATTAAATGAATTTTGGTTGTCGTATAATTAAAACAAGTCCCTCTTGTTTTTTTTGAAACATATTCATCTGCTTCGACCATTGAATCGTAAAAATCAGATAATATTTTATCAGTTTTTTTATTATTAATACTATTATTCGTCAAATAATCGTAGTTGAGTCCATTTATTTTGGTATTTATATAATCGGGCATTTATTATATAGATACAATTATTTTTATTATTTTTTCGATTATTATATAATTTACAATTTACAATTTACAATTTACATTTTACAATTTACAATTTATTTGAAACAAACCATAACTGTTTTTTTATACTATTCAGTATTCAATCTACTTCGAACAAGCATTAAAGAATTAGCTAGCTCGGGCTCCATACCCTTTTTATAATGTTGTAGTTTTGCCTTTTTCGTATGTAATAAAGCCTGTTTTAAATCTGTTTTATCTTGACTAAATTTGGCATATATTCCATTTTCTAATATTGTTTCTTCATTTCCTCCATAAAATGCCGGATCTATTTTAATATCTTTTGACCTTAACGTTTCTCCCTTGTGTTTTCCTGTCTTAGAACCGGCAACTCTTGCTAATTCAACATCTCCAGATATCTTAGAACCACTGTCTAGAGAGAAATACAAGTAAAAATCCTTGTTCGTATTTTTAAACTTATTTGCCTGATAATAATGTTCTACCGTTTTCCACTTATGACCGTCTAATTCAAATGGTGCTACATATTCATTATCTAGTTTTCTTCTCCATTCATTTATATCAGCTAATTGGGAGAATTCCTTTACCCTTTCTATTGGTATTTTCTCTCCACTACCTTTACCGGGTAATGGTTTATCATTTGATTTATTATAGAACTGAAATACAACCATGTTATCATATAGAGTGTTTTCATTTTCTTTGATTACATCCACCTCTAAATCGAGTGGTTCCTCTATACCCAAATCATCGTTAAACAACTTGAACTGAGGAATAATTTTATAGGGACCGGATGTTCCTTGTAAACAGTTCTTAGCAACATCCAATTTAATCCCATACGGAACCTCTTTGAAAGTAAATATTCTATGATGCTTATACGTAATTAGTTTATAATGAACGCCTGTGTAATCAAGTAATATATAATAGGCTGGTTCGAAAGTTCCGATATCTTCTAATATAGGGTCGTTTAATTGACCACACTGTAATACATTATTTTTGTCTCCTGCTTTCCATGCTTCACTTGAAAATATAACTAATTTAACATTCAAAACGCGTTCTAATGTAGAAATCGACCATGTATCTGCCCAAAATTCACATGTCTTTATTACTTTTTTCAAATCTTCAACAGAATGGACCTTTTTCATAAATTTAAATTCTCTCATTAATTCCTTTGATATCTTTGTCTCGGATTTCAATAATTTGTATTTTGTAGCTACTTCCTTGGCATTTTCAACAATTTTTTGTTGTTCATCTCTTTCTTTGGAATTTCGTAATCTATCTCTTAACTCGTTATTTAATTTACTCAAATCCTTCATCTCAGACTCCCCATCTTGAACCGCATTAACAAACATTTTATATTTTTCCTTGTAATTTTCATACAAGTCATGAGTGACTTCGTCTGACAATTTTCGTCTTAATTCCATAACACTTATGTCTTTGTCTACCGATTTAAACGCGTCTCGTATCACAGCAAATAAACAATCTCCATCTCCCTCATTATCAACCAACTGGTATGAATTGCTCTTTAAAAAATCTTGTACCCAAGGCTGTCCTTTTTCCAATGTATATTCTTTACTTTCTTTTTCCATTTCGTCGGAAGTTTGTAGAGGTAATATGGTTTCACTCTCTTGGTCTTGGTCTGCCGACGGCTCATCTTGGTCTTGGTCTGCCGACGGCTCATCTTGGTCTTGGTCTGCTGACGGCTCATCTTGGTCTTGGTCTGCTGACGGCTCGTCTTGGTCTTGGTCTGCTGACTGCTCTTTTTTTTTCATAGAAGATTTTTTAACATCAGTTAGTAATTCACGTGTGACGAATTTGTATAATAGTGGTTCATCAATTTGTGTTAAATCAACATCTCCGTCTTCATCAACTATATTCGGTAGCTGTTCAGATAAAATCTCATATACTCCTATTTGTTTTGATACTTTATCATCTTTAACTAAATAAATCGGATAATAAATAATATTATCATCAATAAACGCGTATTTGGCTTGACCTAGAGCAATAATAATATCTTCTCCTAAAATATTAATTTCGTACATAGAAGCATCGAAACTTTTATCTTCCGAGTCTAGTTTTTTAAGCTCTGGGTAATTTATATTTGGATTTAATATAGAATTAACCATTATACAATAATTATATATTAACTTTATATTTTTATACGTTAAGTATATTTTTACATTCCCAACAAATATTACGGGATAGTAAGAATAAATCTATCTAGTCAAACACAATAAATTTACTAAAATAGGAGTCGGTTCTAAGCTCTTGTAAATAATACCAAAAGCGTTTTCGGTTATAAACAATCAACAAATTGTCATTATTATTTTCAAATTGAATAATCACTTCAATTACTTCGTCTTTTTTTAACTTCTTTTTTGGAATGTTATAATAATTTGATATATGATGTAATTCTTTTAGATTATAATTCTCAAAATAATCTATATGTTGTGACATTAAATTATCATTGGTATCATCAAACCATTCGGTTTCTTCTTTGGAATCAGAAAAAAAATAATCGTTATTCAATATATTATCAACATCATTTTTTTCGTCTGGACCGCATATATAATCATTTTCTTTTATTTCATAGATTACTTCTATTTTATTTGGTCCACTCGTTATATTCACTTGTTCGATTGAATTCATTACATATACATTGTAATTCCGTTTACACCCTTGAAGATTTAAAACGCCGGGTTTAACGGCAAAAAAATAAATCAACAAGATTGTAATGGCGAATCGCACGCCTTTGGACGCTTATCGCTCTTGCGAGGTATAACGCCAATTTTTGCTGGTTTGAAACATACTGGTCTTTCTTCTCCTCTATACTGATTGAGGAGCAATCCCAATATGTTCTTTGAAGCGTTTATGTCCCTATCCAGACAGCATAATTTACACTCGTTGGTTTTACAACGGATTACACTATGGATATTAGACATTCTTGCTATGGGTTCTAAAACCCCCTTCTTTTTCCTACGAATACGGTTTCTGTATAACTCAATTGGATTACTACACGAAGAACACGTTTTGCTGGTGTTGTATTCATCTATTCCAACTACCCTACAATACTTACGAAGTTCTCGTTTCAATCGTAAAATAGGTGTGGTTGGATGTGATTTTACTAAACCGTGTTGTTGTGAGAAATCACCGAAACCTACTAATGTTTTCACATTTTTACCACCTCCTATGCGTTCGCATATTTTTGCTAAGGTTGCTTTGCTTCTACAATAGGAAGTGAAGTTCAAATTGCGAAACCCTTTTTCTGTATGAAACTCCGTAAAGGTTCGCATTCGTGGAAATACATATTTGAAATATTCATTCATTACGCTGGTTTTGCTGGTTTTTATGGTTGGTATGAGTTTCCAATCCTCATAATGTTCCCACCTTTTATACCACCCTACACGCTTTTTACAGGCATAAATCATTTTGCTTTTATGACGATATTCCCTTGTATTTACTTGAATGATTTTATCGTTTGTATCATAAGAAGTAATCAACGCACGAATACCCGGATCGACGCCGATAAAATTATCGTATTGTTGCTCTGTGTATTCACGAACGGGTGTATCAGGTTGTTTCGGTTTTCTCATTTGTAATACAATACTTTTACCATCTGTAAGAATAGTAAATCCAAACTTCTTGTTTTTCGTTTCATACCGATTGATATTGAAAAGTTCCCTCCAATATTCTTCGCTGTTTTCAGAAAACTTCTTTACATCTAAACCACTTTCAATATCACTATTTTCTACTTTTAGTTTCTTTGCTATATATTTGAGTGTGTTTTCTAAACCAGCATTACAAATCGTAATATGTGATTGAGTAAAACCGTGCTTATGTGGTAATAAAGTAAAGGTTCGTATTCCTTTTGTATCAGGGTATTTCTCAAACTCCTTCAAAATAGAATAGTAAATCTTTACAAAATGATTGGAATGTTTTACGATGTTTACTTCCGTAGGTGTGTATTTCAACCATTCACGCATATACAAAATAAACGTATTCTTCCCTTCATATTTCGGTTCGTAAATATCTTTCAACCAACGATATACTACAGCATTATCAGTTTCACCAGTTCGTAGTTTCAAATATTTACGAAACCGATTATAAAAGTTCAACTTCAAATGATTATTCGCCATCGTGAGTTGTAATTTATTCAGGTTGGTAATGTATCCTAAACATAAATAATCACGAGCAGGTAAAGCATCAGTCATATACTCCCTCATCTGTGAAAAACTTTCATATAGTTCGGTGGTTGTATCAGTAGTATCCTTTGTATATTTGAGTTGTGAAACCATACAACACGCTTGATAAAACAGATTTTGTTTTATTTCCGGTAAAGGTTTGTGTTCTTCTAAAAGACGTGTAAAGTGGAAGTTTATCAACTTGTAGGATAAGAAACATATGGTATTTATCTTGGGTAAAATATCCTCAACAATCGTGTCTGCTAATAGGTTGTTTTTACAGAATGATTTCCACGAAGACTTGATACAGGTGAAATCTGTATTTTTGTTTGCTTCCTTGCGAAGTGAAACATCTGTCCTAACAACCTTCTCCTTCGGGTTCTTGATGGCGGTTTCCTCCTTTTTCTTCTTCACCATTATATACTTACTAAACATTTTATTTCTAAGTAGTTTAACTTATAAATAAAACAACTCATTTATTCCTAAACATTCTATATTTTGTGGTTGATGTATATTTTCCATCATTAAGACTTGTTATTACTGTAGAACCTTCAAATGTGTATCCTTGCTTTCTTAATATACCACGTAGGATATTTATATACGGTCTCTTACACGTTGCGTTTGGTTTGAAAGGTGATAAACAACTAACAGCAAAATACTTTTGTATTTCATCTTTCATATCCAATATTTTTGTTTGCTTATCAGTATCATTTTCCAACGCATTCAATAAAATAGAATGATTTTCATCTAATTCTAAAATGCTAACCAATCTATTACATATATCTTCACGTTCTGTATGATATTTCGTTTCTAATTTTTCTCGCATTAATTCAGTTATAATATAATGCGATTATGTTTTTATATTATTATACCTTTTTATATTTCTTCAGCGTTCTCCTACGTGTAGAATGTTTTGATGGTATTTTGAATTGTTCCTTATCATACGCATAGTTGAAATAGTTTCTATAGTTTTCAGATTTTACCTTTGCGATTGCGTTCTCTACTGATTTATTCAATTCATTATAACGTAATACGATCTTATTCTGTTTGAGGTAATGTTTTACTTGGTTAAAGAACGATTCTATGGGATTGGTGATTGGGGTATATGGGACGGAATGTAAATATTGATTACCACTTTCGGTAATAGCGTTCCATACATAATTATTTCGGTGTCCTCCAGCATTATCCATTACGATTAGATGGTCTTTGTATTTTCTAAAAATATATTCTTTCATAAACTCAACTAATCGCTCCTTATTCATAGCACCTTTTTCAAACATAGTCCAACCAATACATTTAGAATTGCTGATTGCTACTAATAATGTATATTTACGAAACATAAAAGTATCGTTGGTTTTGAATATACATCGCTTACCTAATTCGCATCTGGAATATTCGTTCATCATAACAGGTCGTATAGCAGTTTCATCAATACTAATAATTTTATTCATAGGATATTTACTAATTCCGCTATAAAACTTACTCAATTCGGTTTGTTTGAAAATGGGTTTCTTATACCTTATAACAGGAAAATGTGAGTGGCGTGTTCGTTTTCTCGTTTTGTTATTTTCTCGTAAAATTGTGCCGATATGTTGAGGTGAAATATCCAACGTTTTGTGTTGTTTTTGTAATTGGTATTGTAGTTCATTCATCGTAATCTGTGTGTTTTCTTTGAGTAATTGTAGTGCGTCTTTGACTTGTTCTTGGGTAATTTTATAGGAAACGTGAGAACGGTTATTCCGTGTAATATTATGTTGTGATTTGTATTTTTCAATCCATCGTTTCAAACTTCTTTCACTACATTTGAATATTTTACAGGTATTTACAAAGGAACTCTCGTTTTCTAAATGAAACTTAACTGCTGTAATCTTATAATCTTCGCTTTTATGTGAGGGCATTCAGTATATATACTATGAATAAATATATTGAAAAAACGGCGTTTTAAATCTTCAAGGGTGTAATTCTTTTTCCAGTAGATTTATTTTATTTTATTTTATTTTATTTTATTTTATTTTATTTTATTTTATTTTATTTTATTTTATTTTACGTTGTTCTACTTTAACTTGTCTAGAATATCCATATGCTTGAACTTCGTTTTTGACGAAATACCAAGATAAATTTTTGTATCGACTGTCTTAATCTTTACTACGTTGTTATATACTTCCTCCCAGTGGTCAGAGGTTTTTAGCACAGGAACCGAAATATTAGTAAGAAGAATATACAAATTTTCCACCAACTCCTCATTCTCTGTAGTCTTGTTGCTGTTTTTCATATTATCTTCGTTTACAATCATATTCTGTATGTTTTTTATATTGCCAAATACAAAATCTAATGTGATAATGTTGTTCTTATATAAACTAGTAAGAAACATACTCATAGCTCGCCTTTTTTCATTTATAATATTCATCTCACAAAACTTGTCATAATTCTCATCAGGTGAAACAAACTCCATTTTCTTAAATAGCTTCATAAACTCATTAATATTAAAGGTAATAATATCGGTCATAAATTCATACCGATTTTGTAGTTCGCTAGTCAACCTCGCATAAACATTACTATTGAATTTATTAGAAGTAGCCATAGTAAATATAGCATATCCAATCTTATTAATGTATTCCACATCATAGTTTTCATTCGCACTGATTTCATCTAGTATAACAAATAACTTTTCAATAATCTTGTCATATGTTTTTTCAGTTAATTTATTAATTAACAGACGAATACCGTCAATCTCCTTTTCAATACCATCCTTTTTGACAAATTCTGTCTTTTGAAAACTACGAAGAGACTGCCAGTCATCCGACTTGATATCATCTACCGGTCTTCTTTTCTTTTTATAATTAGACTTCTCATTATTATTCGTAAAGGATGGAGTCCTCACATAATTAGGAGAACCTACTTGTTCAGAAAGGGAATTAATGAGTTCAATCGTGGTTTCTGGTAATACAAAGCCATTATTATTTGCCCATTTAATATTTTCAAAATCCGAAATAGTATAAACTACCGTAGCCATCTTTATGATATACAGCTAATAAATTTATTATTTTATATCAATTTTATAGTAAATAATAAATAATGTTTCGAATATACTTAAATATTAAAATGTAGTTGTATTATGGATCCTACTAATATAGAAGTGAATAATTGGGATGAATTAAATTTAAAAGATGATTTATTACGTGGAATATACAGCTATGGGTTTGAAAAACCAAGCCCTATTCAAAAAAAGGGTATTATTCCTATGTTAAGTGGTAAAGATGTAATCGCTCAGGCTCAGTCTGGTACTGGAAAAACAGGCGCATTTACAGTTTCTACACTTCAAATGGTTGACTTATCTGTAACTGAAATTCAGGGTCTAATTTTAGCACCTACTCGTGAATTAGCTGTCCAAATTCACACAGTTATTTCAAAACTAGGCTCGTTTTTGGAGAATTTAAAGTGTTCATTATTAATCGGAGGACGTTCAATGGAACAAGATATAACCGAACTAGTGCAGAATCCACATATTGTCGTTGGAACGCCGGGACGTGTTTATGATTTAATTCGAAGAAGAAAAATAAACACAAAAACAATTAAATTGTTGGTATTAGATGAAGCAGATGAAATATTATCTAGTGGATTTAAGGAACAAATTTACAATATTTTTCAATTTTTAGGGAACACTGTCCAAATCGCATTGTTTAGCGCGACTCTTCCTACCGAGATTCAATCATTAACCGAAAAATTTATGCGTGACCCAGTGAAGATTTTGGTCAAAACCGAGAGTGTTACATTAGAAGGCATTAAACAATATTATGTTGCTCTCGAATCAGATGCTGACAAATATGAGACAATAAAAGATTTGTATGAATCCATCTCAGTAAGTCAATGTATTATATATTGTAATAGTATCAAGAGAGTAAATGACTTATGTGAAGCCTTGACAAAAGATAACTTTCCTGTATGCTGTATTCATAGTGGTATGGACAAGGATGAGAGAACAAAGGCATATAAAGAATTCACAAATGGTTCTTCCCGTGTATTAATTTCATCCAATTTGACTGCTCGAGGCATCGATGTTCAACAAGTTAGTACAGTAATTAATTTCGATTTGCCAAAAGATATTCATACTTATATTCATAGAATAGGTAGGTCTGGTAGATGGGGGCGAAAAGGAATGGGAATTAACTTTATTACTAGAAGAGATGTTAGAAAAATAAAGGAAATTGAGCAATACTATGACACACAAATAGATGAATTGCCTGCTTCAATTAGAATCGTACATGAGTAATATAATAGTCAAGTCATATGATAATGAATTCGTATAGAATCAATTTATTAATTAGTCGAATATACTAATTAATGAATTCAACATTTGAATTACCTATTTTCTATTTGGAAAATAAAGAAAAAGTAGACAATAATATAATCGATGATTTAGAACTATTGGAATTAAATGAGGAGAGTGAAGAGAGAAAATGTCTCTTGGAAACAATCATAAAACCAAAATCAAAGATTGGCGTTGAAAAATTGAATAAACTATGTGAATATTATACAAATAATAAATTATTCTTGAAACAAACCCAATCAATAATCGGCTCGTGGAAAAAAGACGATAACCTCGAAACAAAACAAAAACAATATGACGATTTCTACGATTTATGGAAAAATATAAAAAATGATGAAAATTTCACAGACCGTTATTACTATGTCGATATGAATTTTTTCAAGTTCTTAAATCATTCCCCACAATTTCTTCAATTACTTAGTCTTTATAATTTAGTAAGTCCAATACTAAGTCTTATTTTACCGATTATTTTATTGCTAGTGCCTTTTTTTATGTTGAAATTTAGTGGAATAACAATAACATTACAGAGCTATTACAAAGTACTGGTTAATATTTTTTCCAAACACGCATTGGGAAATGTATTTACCATAATGGAGGATATTTCTTGGGAAAAACGTGTCTATGCGATTATTTCAGTAGTCTTTTATTTTTTCTCCATTTATCAAAACTCCATTGTTTGTTATCGCTTTTACAAGAATTTCCAATCAATTCATATTGATTTATTTTTATTGAGAGATTATTTAACAACCACCATTGAAAATATGAATATGATTGAGACGTATTGTGTAAAACATAATACATATTTGCCGTTTTTACAAACGATATATCCTCACAAGGAATATTGTATGAAATTATTAGCCGAACTAAACGTGATAACTGAATTTGATATAAAGAAACTACATACAAAATCGCGCCAAGTAGGATATATAATGAAATACTTTTACGAATTTCATATAAATAAGGACATACAGAATACGATAGAGTTTAGTTTTGGTATGAACTCTTTTATGGAACATATGAACGGATTGAATGAACTACATAGAGAGAAATTAATCAATAAATGTAAAATAGGTAAGAAGACAAAAATGAATAAAGCCTATTTCCCATATTTAATCTATAGTGACCCGGTGAAGAATGATATCGATTTAAGCAAAAATATTGCCATTACTGGACCAAATGCTTCAGGGAAGACGACAATATTAAAGACTGTTCTATTTAATTTGATTTTCTCTCAAAGTTTCGGATATGGATTCTATTCTAGCGCAACAATTACTCCATACAATCATATTCATTGTTATTTGAATATACCCGACACATCAGGAAGAGATAGTCTATTTCAAGCCGAAGCAAGAAGATGTAAGGAAATAATTGAAAGTTTAGAAGATGGTAAAAAACATTTTTGTATATTCGACGAATTGTTTTCTGGAACGAATCCAAATGAGGCATGTGCTAGTTCTTATGGGTTTATTAAGTATTTAATAAATCAGAAAAATATTGATTTTATATTGACGACGCATCTGATAGACTTGTGTAAAAAGTTGGAACCAATTATGGAGAATAAACATATGGATGTAACGAAGACGGACGAATTTAATTTTATGTATACCTATCAAATTAGAAGTGGGATTTCGAATGTCAAGGGAGGCTTAAAAGTGTTATTTGATTTACATTATCCAGAGTATATTTTAGATGAGTCAAATAAAATATTGAAAGAAATGTAAAATAAATTACGTTTACATACAATTTAATTAATATCTAGATTAAATAATAATGTTTGAAATCTTAACCAATCCTAGTACCTTGCTTTGTTTAGGCGTTGTATTTTTATTAATATCTGTATTATTCTTTTATTTTAAGAGGAATATCTCTCTTTTAGAAAGAGCACAAATGGAACAAGCCAGAATTTTACAATCGTTTATTACGAATATGGAAATGTCGCAGCAAATGTCACGTCAGTTACCAAGTCAGTTACCAAGTCATATGCCACAAAATATACATTCTATAGATATGAACAACCATCATTCTGTTCCAAATGAACAATCGTTAATTGATGTTTCTGATGAAGGTGATAGTGATGCGGGTGACAGCGATGAGGACAGTGATGAGGACAGTGATGGTAGTGATGATGGTAGTGATGATGGTAGTGATGATGGTAGTGATGCGGTAAGTAATGCTGCTGTTATCACTGGTAATAATGTATCCAATGGTTCATATCTTATAAACTTATCTCAGGAAAATAATGAGAATGGTGATATAAAAATTGTTCATTTACAAGAGAACAATTTAGAAGAAGTTCATCCAGAAATCTTGGAAATTAATGCTATACATAATTCTGATGAAGACGATGAAGACGATGATGATGATTCACTTGATGATTTAAGTATAGATGATAATTCCACTCATTCTTTATCAGAGGAGGAACAACAAATCGTCGAAGAGGTGAAAAAAGAAAAGATACCTCTTGCTGATTTTAAAACTCTAAGCGTGCAAACTTTAAGACAAATCGCAGAAGATGGAGAACTGATTAAAAAGGGAGAGAAAAAGTCAAAAAAGGATTTGCTTAGTTTATTAGAAAATACAAAGAAATAAATCGAAATACATTTTCTCTCCACCTATATATAAATGAGTTGGGGAACATGTTATGCCGGTTCTAATAATATTCATTTCGACTTCCCGCCAATTATGGCAGATGGAAGAAATTTCGCAAAATGGCAACCTGGAGCAGTAATCAATCAACAACTTCGCGAAGAAAATAACATCAAGTCGAATTGGCAATACAGACAATATTTAACAGAAAATGCGAATTCTATTGTAAAAGCGAATCAACTTGAAGCTTGTGATGAATGCTGCTATTGTCCTGCTTTAAGAACAGGAGAGCCTATTTCAAATACTCCGTTTTTATACAAATCATGTATGGATAAATCGCAACCATATGGGTATGAAGATAGTGACTTAAAAAATGTTTATTTAACTTCTTACCAACTTCAAGCAAGAATGGTCGCACCCGCCATTACACAAGAGCAATTATTACAACAGAAATACCCGAATCCGAATTAAGCATATCATCATCCAATAAGTATTGTAACATATTTATTGAATTTAGTAAATAAACAAATAACGCATATCTAGTATAATGAAATTATTAAGTATTGATGTTGGAATAAAGAATCTGGCACTTTGTTTGTTCGATGTAGAAAGCAAAGATAAATACGAAATTGAAAAGTGGGATGTAGTAAGTTTATGTAATGAATCCATAGTAAATTGTTCATGCGGAAAAAAAGCAACTTATTGCTACGATAAAAATTACTATTGTAAAAAACATAGCAAAGATTCCGGTCTTACTATCAGTCCAGTCGAATTGGAAATAAAGAAATTGAAAAAGAAAAAGATTAGTGAGATAAAAGATACATTAATAAATCATCAAATAGAGTTTGACCCCAAGAAAAGTAAAGTCTCATTATTGGAATACTTGGAATCGGAATTTGAAAAGAAATACGTGCTCCCATTTTCAAACCAAATAAAAACAACTGACTTGAGTCTAATTGAGATTGGTATTAATTTGAAAAAAACATTGGACGAGTTATATGGAGACATACATATAGATACTGTTATTATTGAAAATCAAATAAGCCCAATAGCAAATCGCATGAAAACACTACAGGGAATGATAGCCCAGTATTTTATAATGAAGGATACAAATGATATTCATTTCATATCAGCTGCTAACAAATTGAAAGACTATGTTTCTAAAAAAACTACATACAACGAGAGAAAAGGCATAGGAATTGAGATATGCGAAGAACTATTAATTAACAATGAGCAATTCGGAAATCATTTAGACATGTTTCACAAACATAAGAAGAAGGATGATTTAGCTGATTGTTTTCTACAAGGCATTTGGTATTTAAGAGATAAAATTATATATAATTAATGTGTTTGATTTAAAATTAAAAGTTCTTATTAATTTATAATGAGTGAACCTGAAATAATTGATATTAGTGATTTTGATTCTGAACACACAATTAATATAAATAATTCTGGTGACGATAGAATAGGCAAATCATCCAATTTTGGTACCGGAATTGAGTTATTAATGAACGACAAGAAGAAAAATTCAATCGGTGGGGGGAGTAATCGATTATCTAGCGATATTGATGTGAATGATTTAAATAATTTAGAAGATGAATTGAACGAATTATCAGTACCTAAAAAGAGTACACATACTGCGAAATCTAGCATCTTTTCGACTTCTTTTAAATTAAAAGACGACCCGGTCGACGACGACGATAATATTAGTATATCTGAACCCTTAAATTTGGGTGCTTCAACCAAAGAGCAATCTTTTGAAGAGAAGAAAACATGGGATGGTTATGGTAAGTTTAATGATATTCCAATAAATCCAGATGTCAGTAAATCCCAAGCAGAACCAAGAATGAGTCGCGAAGAAGCATTGAAAGAGAAATTCACTTATTTACAAAAGCTGGAAGATTTAGAGAGAAAGGGTGTGAAACTCACCAAGAAATATGACATGGAATCAAATCTTCTTGAGATGAAAGGTGAATATGAGACGATTGTATCAGAGAAAGAGAAGAAGAATGCTGTAAAATTTCAAGGAAAAATGCTAATGGCATGTATTACCGGACTTGAGTTTTTGAATAACAAGTTCGACCCGTTTGATGTGAAATTGGATGGGTGGTCAGAGCAAATAAACGAAAATATTGACGATTATGACGATATTTTTGCCGAATTACATGAAAAATACAAGTCAAAGGCAACCATGGCTCCAGAATTAAAGTTGCTCTTTCAACTGGGTGGTAGTGCGTTGATGGTTCATATGACAAATAGTATGTTCAAATCCGCTATGCCTGGTATGGATGATATTATGCGTCAAAATCCGGATTTGATGCAACAATTTACAAGTGCGGCTGTAAACTCAATGGGGCAGACGAATCCTGGATTAGGTGGGTTTATGAATTCTATGATGGCCGGACAACAACAACGCCCCCCCCAGCAACAACAACAGCAACAACAACAACAACAACAACCTCGATATAACCCACATCAACAATTTATGCCTCAGTCTAATGGATCACCCCCTGCACCAATTGCTACCCAAGGACCAACTTCTGCTCCTCCGCCAGTAAGACCCGGGTACGTACCTCTTTCAAATAGACCAGATATTAACGCAAGTCGTGATATTCCACCATTAGAACAATCTAGAAGACCTGAGATGAAGGGACCTAGTGATATTTCTAATATTTTATCGGGTCTTAAAGTGAAAAAGACGGAAGTAAATATTCAAAATGACAGGGATGAGAAAGGAAGTACGATTAGCATTAGTGAATTAAAGGAGATGCAAAACGATAATATGCCATTGAGAACCAAACGTAGAAAATCAGAACGTAATACAGTAAGTCTTGACATCTAAACAAATTTAGTATAATATTCCAAGTTACATCGACTAACTAATCTAATCTAACAGATAAAGTAATAAATATATATTATTTCAGTATTATATATATTTATTTATGTTTGAAAATGGTCTTTTTATATTTCGCAGAGATTTACGTATTCAAGATAACATAGGACTGAATTTAGCATTGGAACAATGTAAACACATTTATCCGATTTTTATATTTACTCCTGAACAAGTGACTGATAAAAATAAATTCAAATCGGACAATGCGATTCAATTTATGATTGAGAGTTTGGACGACTTACAGAGCAATATTCATAAACAACGGGGTAATTTGAACACGTTTTATGGTGAAAATGACACCGTTATAAAAAAACTAATCAACAAATGGAAAATAGAGGCGGTTTATTTTAATGCTGATATAACTCCATATGCGAAAAAACGTGACCAATCTATCGTAAAATTATGCGAAAAAATGAAAGTTGAATGTGTCACGGGGCAAGACTATTATCTATATGAACCAAATGCTGTGGTAACTGGTGCGGGTGATTATTATACCAAATTTACGCCTTATTACAACAAGGTCTTACACATAAAAGTTGATGCGCCAAAATACCCACGGCAATTTCATTTTACGAACGTGGACGATAGCAATATTACTATAACCGATGCGTACTTAAAATTTACAGAACCTAATCAGGATATATTAGTAAGTGGAGGGAGAGAAAATGGATTAAAAATAGTAAATGATATTGGCAATTTTAAGTCATATGGGAAGACACGAAATGAGTTAGATACACAAACCACTCATTTAAGCGCCTATTTAAAATTTGGAAATATATCAGTGAGAGAAACATATGAAAAAATGAAATCAAAATTAGGATTAAATAGTGATTTATTACGGCAAATTATTTGGAGGGAATTTTATGCGCAACTTTTATACCATAATCCTCAAGTATTGGGCAATCCTCTGAAAGAAAAATACGATAAAATCAAGTGGGATAAAAACACAAAGCATTTGAATGCCTGGAAAGCAGGTATGACTGGTTTTCCCATTGTGGATGCTGGAATGAGAGAAATGAATGCGACAGGCTATATGCATAATCGTGCCCGATTGATAACAGCCAGTTTTTTGATTAAAACATTGCTTATAACTTGGGAAGACGGTGAAAAATATTTTTCACAGCATTTAACAGATTATGATCCAGCCAGTAACAATGGAAATTGGCAATGGGTTGCTTCAACTGGTGCGGATTCACAGCCTTACTTTCGCATATTTAATCCGTGGTCTCAATCCGAAAAATATGATACAGACGCAGAATACATTAAAAAATGGATTCCAGAACTACAATCTGTTCCCGCAAAAGCCATTCATAACTGGAACAACGAGTGGGAGAAATACGCGGAAGTTAAATATCCGAAGCCAATTGTGGATTATGAAAAACAGAGGAAACTGGCACTAGACATGTATAAGAAAGTTGTGTAAACTGTCATCGAGTTATATTTTATTTATTTGATACAATTTTATCATATCAAATATTCCTATGTTATCATAAATATTTACTGAAATACCAACATCCGGTATGGGAATAGATTCGTCTATTATTACTTTGGATTCATCTACCATAATAGTCATAGTGTCGTTCCTGCTACTACCAACCTCTGTTAAAACATTGATATACAGCGTATCGCACATTGTATTTACAAGTTTGTCTATTTCACTCGTTTTTTTAGATTTTCTCCGTCTAAATTGCGGTTGAATGTCAATTCTATAATTTATATTTCCATTGATATCATTGTATTCTGTAACTTCATCACAAACACAATATGATTTATTGATATTTACACAGTTACGATTGGTAACATCATTAAAAAGATGTTCATTCGGTTTATTTTCATTGTTTAAATTATATTTAATAACCTGGTTATACAATTTGTTATTTTTATAATCAGTGTATGTTATATTCACACGCATCAGGGCTTATGTTATATTATAGTAGTATGTTTATGTTTATTTTCTTGGTTTGTTTATTTTCTTGGTTTGTTTCATTTTCTTGGTTTGTTTCTTTTTCTTGGTTTGTTTCTTTTTCTTGGTTTGTTTCTTTTTCTTGGTTTGTTTCTTTTTATTGGTTTGTTTCCTTTTATTGGTTTGTTTCTTTCCATTTTTTCGATTTCGCCTTGTTTTTTGTTTTCTTCCACCAGAGTAGTTAAACGCATCATCCTCAAAATCTAGATATTCTAGATTGCTGTCTATTAATTTTGTTTGACCGGGCAACTTCTCCAATAAATATGTTTTTAAATTATTTTGTTTTTCATCTTCTGATGTTCCAGGTGGAAAAGGTTCTTTCGTATGTAGTTTATACCAATCCTTAATATATTCAATTACTAATTTTTGGGGGTTAAAGGCAATGATTGCTTTTAATAGTTCGCATTGTTTTTTGGTCTCATCGTCTTCATCTGTTTCATTTGATATTAATATTCCACACGGAGTTACTAACGAATTTACGATGCGTTCCAATGCGCCGGCAGCACAAGTCATTGCTACGTCTCCTTCACCTTCATATGCTTGAACGCATTCTTGAATAAATGTATTTACGTAATTATCCTTGAAGGGGATGCTTTGTTTATCTACATAGTTTAAGGTATAAAAAATAGAATCTAGAAATTCCGTACTCATATCTGAGTAATTCAACCTATCTAATCGCTGTGTCATTATTTGATTCAAACCGTTACGTTTTGTTTCTTTTTCAGTGTCCGATTCTTCACTGGCATCAATCATCGTGGCGATTGACGTCTTGATAAATGTAGGAAAGTCTAAATCCAATGGACGTTCTGGTGAGCCAGACTTTTCTTTTAAAATTTCGTTTAATTTGTTGTAATTAATCTTGCCAGCTGCTTTGTGTATTTGATATGCATCTACCCTCACATACTGTGGTTGCTCTCCGAATATCGGTTTATTTTCATCGCTCATAGCACTATCTTCAAACATACCCGCCATACTAGTTACATTGCTAACGTTCCAATTATTTAGTGGCCGGTCAAATGTCATAGCTTGATTAAACATCTGCGTCATATCAGTTACATTGCTAACATCCCAACCAGCTAACGGTTGGTTAAACACCAAACAACCATTAAACATCGAGTCCATATCTGTTACATTACTAACATTCCAATTATCCAATGGTTGGTCAAAACTTTCACATCTGCTAAACATACCGTGCATATCAGTTACATTGCTAACGTCCCAATTATTCAATGGTTGGTTAAAATTGGGACAATCACTAAACATACAATTCATATCAGTTACCTGGGTAACGTTCCACTTATCCAATGGTTGGTTAAAACTTTCACATCCCCAAAACATACCATTCATATCAGTTACCTGGGTAACGTTCCATTTATTTAATGGTTGGTTAAAACTTTCACATCCTTGAAACATCGTCTCCATATCAGTTACCTGGGTAATGTTCCACTTATCCAATGGTTGGTTAAAACTTTCACATTCGTTAAACATATACACCATCCTAGTTACATTGCTAACGTCCCATTCATTTAATGATTCATTAAAATCGGTTAAACCCTCAAATAATCCAGCCATATTAGTTACTCGGCTAACATCCCATTTAGATATGGATATTCCCTGTAAATATGTAGGTAACGAATCACGATTATCAACGTACAATCGTACTAACTGGTGTATATTATCATCTGTAATGTTATTGTTGGAAATAGTTTCTATTTGATTACTCCCACTAAATTCTGCCATTTATATGTTTACATATTATATTTTACATTTGTTACACTGACTTTCAAATATATTTGTAAATACATATCGTCAAACATTAGACTTTATTTTATATTATTATTGTAGTTAAGGTAGAATGAATAATGACACTACATATACACATACACATACACATACTTCATTTGAAGAGATATTTATTATATTCGTAATAAATGATAAATTTGTTCGATGGGAAATGTTTTCTCCGAATGCGACATTACGTGATATTTATACGGTATTACAAAATAAATATCATATTCGATATTGTACATTACACTTGGACGATGTATATTTATCAATATATAATCGGTGTAAATTATACGAATTGTGTGAAACAGACACTGCTACATTGTATATTACAACAGCCGATAAAAAATATACTCTATCTAAGAGCATATTCTAATTTATGTTTTGTTTTGTGTAATTCTTTTTCTGTTTATGCTTTTTCATTTTCCATTTTCAAGTAGATTGGTAAATCGTTTCTAACAAAATAACATTGTCCTTGCTTTGTCCATTCAACTTGAATCGTTTTAATTTCCACGCCATTGAGAGACGCTTGATACACGGCGTTCTTGTAGATTAAATCTATATTTGATGTTTGAAACTGTTTTACGTCATTTCGTTGAATAATAAAACACAATATGGCGCGAACTTTACCCGACTTGGCAATTTCTTCTAATTCTTGAATATGTTTCAATGCTCTTGGGCTAACTACATCCGTGCTATTTTTTCTGTAACCATCTGGAAAATAAGCAATTTTTTCATCAAACTTTTTATTTTCACATTCGTCCGCATAATGTTTGCGTTCCTTTTTTGGAACATCTACATAATCAGCCAGTGGAACATTTTTTATCTCTAATACAAATGGTATTCCATTTTCATCAATTCCAGCAAAATCAAATCTGGAATTCATAATTTTAACCTCTCTTGTAAATGATTTTACGTTTTGTAAATTATGTATACAATTCAGTTTAAGCGCTTCTTCTGCGATAGTTTCTCCTATTTTTGGATTTATACCAATAATAATTTCTCTATCATGCTCTTTATAAATAGCCAAGTCGATTCTATGACTACATACAGTAGGCTTATTCGTGTTGTTTTGTTTACTCCGTGTCATAAGCACAGTAGCACCCTTATCTGCTAATCCACAACATCCTAGAGAAGGAGAATGTCCTAGGATTGTCGAACCATCTTGTAATTGAACATCAGCTACATATGGCGTTTTACATTGCTGTGAGGGTCGCTTTACGATTTCACCGGAATAAACATTTTCCAAGTCAACCAATAAGATGGACATATTTTAGTATTTGACAAAACAGTTTATCATGTTATTCAGATCAATTTTATTATTTTTTGTAACATATTCTTTATCTCAGTTTCATACGTGTATAATAGTTTGGCTACTACATATCCTAATACATAACCGGCTATTACCTGAATTAAATTATGACAACCTTTCATAATTCTGGCATACCCCATTAAAACGATAGGAAAGTTATACATAAATATACTGGTCCAGTTATGTTTTTTATTACGTAGCCATAACATATTCATTAAGAAGGAGATTGACGTAACATGACCTGACGGAAATCCTGATTTATGGTCGACTAATCCACCACTGTTAAAGAGCGAACAATTCATAGCGCCATTTGGTCGTTTAAATATTGGAGCATACCATCCAGTAGTTACTTCCTTTAGAAAGTCATGAAAAAACAAACATAGACCAGAACCCAATATCAATGTAGGTTCTAAACTAAACAAAATATAGATATTTGCCACGAGCGCAAAGACGGAGATAAAATCATACATAGAATCCAGTTTGATGAACATTTAATTATTATATAACAATTAAATATTTATTTTTCGCATATATACACATATCCGTATCATATAGTGCCTTTTTTTAAGTTGCTACTTTCTATTTTTTTTCGTTCGTCTTCTATTGTTAGTTCTTTTTCCACCAGTATAAGTGGTAGTAGTGGTGACTGTTTTTTTTACAGGCGGTGGCGGTCTAGGTTTATTCAATGTATCAACCGGACGTTCGCTTAATGGAGCCGTTTTACCAAGTGGTTTATCTAATCCAACTAAAGAATAATAATCAGTCACAATACCCTCTCTCTTTTGCATACAATTCAATCGTGTAGATTCTATAAACGACAACTCATTACCCTTGTGTAATACAAAATTTATCTTAATTTCGACAATCGGAGATTTCTGTCCAGGAACGGGTGTTATTACATATTTATTGTTCCAATTATAACTGTTAATCGCATATTGCGTTTGATATATAAAAAAACTAGCACCCTTTTTGAAAAATAAGTCCAATATAAATTTAATGTTGTTATAGATAATACCTTTCTTCTTCGCATCAGCTATAGTAATAGGTTCATACATTTTCTTTTCTTGTAGCACAGTAATAAAATTATCAAGTTGCGCAGAAGAAAGAAATATCTTTTTTATGTCATCGTCACCTAAATTCTTGTCAAACAAGTCCCGTTTTAATTTAATGGAAGGTATAAAAAATATATTGGGAAACAAACTATATAACTTGGGGTTAGACATACTCGGACTATACTTCATATCTTTAACAATAATTCCATTTATAGTAGAGGCATCAAATGTAACCTTTAATATATTATTACTCATATTATATTAATAATATATTATTTCCTATTCTATTTATTATGTACAATAAATTCAATTATCGGTCAAACTGTGGTACTGATTTAATAAATTCAAGTTTCTCTCTTTTTCCTTTTGTTTCTTTGCCTTTTCAAGTGTCTCGATTGCCTTGTTAATTTCGCTGTCACTAATGATTCCGTCCTTGTTTGTGTCAACATTAATGCGGAGATATTTATCTGGCAAAACACAGAACTTACTTTTATTATTTAATAAGAATTCCGATAAAATAACAAAGACAGCAGTTAATGTAAGTGCTACGACAATATCTCTTGTACCCATCCAAGCCATCGTAAATATAAGAACCTCTCTGGCTACATTGTATTTAATATACGCTTCCATTGAATCGCTTAATTTAATTTCAACAAATCTAGAACCAATGTTTAATAAAATCATCATAACACCTGTAAAATATTTACTACTATTTAATACATCTAAAAATTCAAACATTTATAATATATATATTACCACTAGAAAAAGTATTTCTCTAAAACAAACCTAATCTTCTTCCAAAATCTTTAATATTCGTATTAAGATGAGACGTAAACGTTTCTTGAGCACTTCTGAACGTACGCAGATGAGGTCGTACAGTTTGTCTAAAATAACTAGTAAAACCTTCTTGTTTTGGGGGTACAAAAACTATCGATATAACAAATATAATCAGTACAATTAGTAGTTTTAGTTTATTCATATACACCTATGTCATTATTTTAATATTTGTCTATTGTTTTTTTGTTACCTGCTCTCGGTCAACTGGTTGAGTATTAGAGTCTTGTGGTCGTAAATTTTCTTCATTAGTTAGTTGTTCGACGGATGAAACTATTTCAAACTCACAACCTTCATCACATGGATTACATGTGTCTCCTGAAAATTTAATATCAGGAAAACTAGTTTTGATTAAATCAGATGTAATCTCCTTTCCATCTTTCATCAAAAGTCCATTTTTACAATTGGTTTTTTTAAACATCGAGACACTAGATTCTTCTTTAGATTCTTTAGAAGAATCATCGTTATTTTCCATACCCTCAATTACATATTGATTCATAGAAATGACTAATAAAAGGGCTAATATTCCTGCTAAAACATGAAAATGAGCAGCTATTACAATGAATACAATAAATACAATTTTTCCTAAAACATGATTGAAGTTAAACAAACGATTCATTCTTATATAAATTAAAAATATAATTTTTCCGTAGGTTGATTAAATTATTATCTGTATTTTTTATAAGTAAATGTCTTTAGCAATGTATGCCTCTGATTTTAATAATGAAGGTACAGAAAATAATATTATTCAAAAAAAAAGAGAAGGTATGCGAAATAAGACCTTGAAACGTCGCGAACCAATCAAACCCAATAATAATGTTGATGTAATGAGAAAACGAATTCAAGATGCCGACGATGATGACGACGACGAAGAAGGTAATTTAAGTAATTTTCAACCGCTTCAAAACCCTAGTTCAGTTGGTGTAGAACGTATGGAAAATAGTATGCCCCATAATATGGAAAATGGTATGGTTGAGAGAATGGACGCACAACAACAAATGCAGCCAAATTACCATAATCAACCACAAACACAAAAAGAAGGTTTTACACAATTACCAAGTGAATATGCCAAACAATATTATCAACAATATGTGCCCTACTTCAATCAAGGTTCAGACGATACTAGCCCAAATGGTGTAAACAAGGATGAATTGCTTACGAAACTAAATCAAATAATTTATCTATTAGAAGAGCAACAAGACGAAAAAACTGGAAACGTAACTGAAGAATTAATCTTGTATTCCTTTTTAGGAATATTCATTATCTTTATAGTCGATTCTTTTGCTCGAGTTGGAAAATATGTAAGATAAAACAGCACACGACAAACAATTACAAACAATAACTACATTGGACAATTCGTTTAATATTATAATTAAACATATTATCATTTATCATATGGAAAATAATAATATTTTGATGGAGACTATGGAAAAAGAGCAACCGCAACAACAAGAACAGCAACAACCGCAACAACCGCAACAACAACCTAATATAACAGATGTTGAAATTAGAGATGAGCACACCGCTTTAAATGTGATGGTATCATTCCTTCATTTAGCTCAAAAAAGAGGAGCATTCAATCTTCAAGAATCAGCCAAAGTTTGGGAATGTGTAAAAATATTTATGAAACAATAGTATTTTTAATTTTATATTGTATAAATATAAATGAAGGCGTCTTCTAATTTTATGAGATATGTCCAAATAATGGCGTTCTATGTATTGATTTCATACATATTTTTCCCACTAATTGGATATTTTATGTTTGGAAAAACATTACAATCAGCCGGCAATGGGTTTGCCATTGGAAGCATTGTTTCCATAGTATTATGGTATATATATGGTAGAACGCTAATTACCTCCTAGTCAGAGCGCAATCTAATCGTCTGTTTTACAGTAAAAAATAAATTTAATCTCATAATAGATTAAATTTATTGAATCAAACAAAGTCAAACGCCTTTGTATTGTCTTGTCCATTTATTCCGGTTTTTGGAAGATATACAAGTATTGGTGTTCCATTTGTGCCATGAGTAAATCGACTTGGGCATAGGTAATAAACCCGACTTCTTTACATTGGTTGATAACTGTTTGCTTAGAGGGTATCCACATTTTATGAATATTTTGTCTCGTTTTTTTAGAACCAGGTGTAGTATCTTTAAAAATTTCTTGAAACTGAACCACATCATTTGGGAATATTTGGAAATCCGCCTTGTAATCAAAATTATTAAATACCACGTTGGATGTAGTGATTCGTTTTTCGGCGAAGCTCTGAGGATTTACCATAATAAATGGCTTTGCTGCTGGCACGACCGGGTCGAACTTATTTTTGTCTACGAGTTGAACTATAAAAAAACCACCAGGTCTTAACCAGTTAAATACGTTTTGTAAAAAGGTGGTTTTATCTTTGTAATAATAATAATTCATATTCAAACAAACAATGTGTGTAAATTGTTTATGTTCAAATGTCATAGCTTTCAATGGAGAGCCTTGAATAAAATTTATTTCCGGATATTCTTCTTTAGCATATTTTACCATCGATTGAGACTCATCCAATCCAATCACTTTACTTCCTTGTTTATGAAATTCATTCGCAACATGTCCGGTTCCACTTCCAATTATCAAAATATTACTTTCAGTAGTTGGTTTGGTTATATTTTCAATGCTACCCACCTCATATTGATTTACTATCTCTTTATAAAATAATTCGTCGTATATATTGACGTAGAAATCATCAAATAAATTAATGCCTTTTTTCACCACAAAACTCTCCTTCTGGTCGATAAAACCTTCTTTAACAGGTGTATGTGATTTGTAAATATTCACTAAAATAAATACTAGTATCAATACAATTAATAAATGAACCCATACAGGCATTTTATGTAAAAATCTTTCTAGTCTGGTGTAAATTTTTATAATTGGCGAATAGAAACTGTTCAATTCCATCTTATATGTATATTTATGTTATTTTTTTTATTGGAAAAGTTATATGAATGACTCTGAAATTAATGATATAAGGAGTGAAAAAGAATTTAATGGCATTACTTTTTCCAAATTTAAAAGAACGGACGTTAAAAAAGAATTACTAAATAGTTTATCTACTGGAAGAATTGAACAGGCGTTACATTGGAGTGCCGAATTTATTTGTTGTGGATGTTTCATAGATTTGTGGGATATAATTTTAAATTTTGTCGGAAAACATATTCATTTAGGTAATCCTAAATTACCCATCTATTTGGAATTGCGATTCAAGAATTTTAAAGAGATTATTTCTACTTATATTGGTGTTGAATTGGATATGCGGAACAATGACAAAGTTCGAAAACTATTTGCCGAAATCATAACAATTCTTTGTAACTCAAAAAAGAAACATTCTATCGAAAGTATTAAAATAAAGAAACAAGAAGAGTTTGATATGACCTCCATGTCCAATAAATTAAAGGCTCCTACAGTTCAATATGCGACTGCCATTTTTCAAAAAGATGATCCAAAAGAATTATTTATTGCTATAAATGAATTTGCTTATCATGTTTCTAAAGATTCATTAAATTCATTAGAGGCATGTTATTGGTTAGAGTGGATTATGGAATTTGAAAGTTTATGTAAGAAGAAGAAGGAATTTTGTATCTGCGAAAAAAGGACATTCGTTGTAGTGGATGAAAAATGCCATAAAGAGCCAATATGGTTGATATGGGATGTGTTATTTCACACAAGTTCGACAAGTAAAAACGAGATATCTAAAAAAATATTAAAAAGCTTATTCGAACTCTTTTGTGTGCGTTATACATCTGGTACTAAAAAGAAGAGGAAATACTTGCTTTATTTTGCTATTTCTCTCTTGACTGACAAATTTGAATCCAATATTGATATTATCGAAAACAAAACAACGGTAGATAACATTACGAAGAAAATAAATCTCATCTACAAGGAAATTAAAAAAAATGAACAGGCACCAGTAGCAAGCTATCTCTTTACAGGTCTTGAAAAGAGTAATAGAGAGAAAACATTTGAAAAATTGGAGGCGTTAAATAATATGAATACCATTATTCGTAGTTAGTTAGTTAGTTCGCCTATTTATGCTACGGCGGTTGTATTGTAAGTGTAATACCTAATACTTAATTGATAATATTTTATAGGTAACAAATGTTACTAAATAAAATAAAATGCCACCCCACAATGTATCGAGCATACCAGTCATCCATTTATAATTCTTAAATATGGCAATATTGGTAAAGTCAAAAACACCATATACACACAACCCCAATATAAACGCATCGGTTGGTGATTTTCTCTCTAAAATGATAAATTTATATAGAACCAATACTAACAATATGTAAGAACCTACTACACCATAGATATTTAAGGTCATTTCTTCCTTTTGAATGCCCTTGACCATTTTGGCGAATAAAGGTCCACCAATATTGGATAAATAAAGGCCGTCTAGTGCTAACATGGAAAATGCTGGAATTATATAATCCATTTATTATATATTACCTAGTTTTTTAATTTTTATTTTTATATAAGCAATTTTATATATGGAACGTATTAGCAATAATATTCCCTCTGGTATAACAGCAGATATAGACGCATCTCCTAAAATATCCCAATCCAATTCTAATGATGGGTATTTTTCTACAAATGGTAATACAAATTATACAAGAATAGGAATGATTGTAGTGATTCTGTTATTTTTAGGAGTCAACATCTTTTCTTATTTAGGTGATTTTCTTCAAATTATTAAAGAAGCATTGGCTCCTCTTCTTAAAACTATTCTAGAAAGTTTGGGGTATGTTGTTACAGAAACGACCAAAGATGTAACACAAATTGCGGCATCAGGTGCTAAATTGGGTATAGATGTTGCGGCCGGAACAGTAGAAAGCGGCATTAATGTGATTCAGGGACAATTAGATTTAGAACAGGGTGCCAATCAAGGTCAAGGTCAACGAGGACAATCCCCTTCTCAACCCAATAATATGCCCAAGCAGAATTTATTGTCGGCATCCCTATCAAGTGCTCTAGCAGATGCTGAATATAATAGCGAACCTATGCCTGACGATTCTATGAGTTCTACACAAAGATTGGGTCCTGGTAAATCTGGATATTGTTACATTGGCGAAGACAGAGGTTTCCGTAGCTGTATTGCTGTTAGAGACGGAGATGTATGTATGTCGGGTGATATTTTTCCTTCGCAAGCTCTTTGCGTAAATCCTTCCTTGAGAGAATAGAGAATAGATTAGATAAATACAATAAAGTCTGATTAGAAGTTATGAGACTTTATTGTATATGTATATGTAATTACCCTAGATTCCCCTTTTTTCCTACAGGAAATCCTAACATACCTGGCGCCCAAGCATATTGAGGCCATTTGGTTCCTCCAGCCAAATAAGTTCGACGAACAATATAATTGGTGAGAGGTACGGTTGGATAATTTGTAATTCGTCTAACTGGCCCAGGTGTATCGTTTTGGTTCGTCAATGCCCAATTTCTACTCACATTTGGACATAATAATACCGACGAATTGTCCAATACTAAATTATGCGTATTTGAATATGTATGTGTTTCACTTTGACTAGCAAACGTCTGTCCTCTTTGTCGTCCAATTCCTCTCGCTAGTCTAGAATAATGCTGTTTTTTAGAGAATCCAGCACCATTGTTTTTATATTGAAATATTACCGCCTTGCGTTTTTCACTTAAATCGTCGTATGTCATTGGATTACCATTTGGTAAAGTAGCTCCACTTAAATCAACACAATCCCCTGATGCCCTGGACCAGATGGTTGTTTGATTTGCCAAATCCTGATTCCACGTACAACCATTTCGTGCCGAGACAATATAATATACATATAATATTACCACTCCACTCCCACCTGCGCCTGAAAAATTACTTTCATCTATGTTTCCATTTTGGCCGGCACCCCCCCCACCAGAATTCGGTCTTCCATAAATAGAGTCCGCCGCAGATATAGGAGTAACGGTGCGACATAGAACTGGTACACCAAATGCTGCATTCCCTCCTCCTCCTTCACCACCATATCCCCCTCGCCCAAAACAATTACCGGCGGTATCGTCAGTATTGCCACAATCCATTTGACCATAAAATGAACCGCCACCTCCACCTCCACCATAATATATTCCATTCACCAAAGGTCCAAAATTACCACTATAACTACAAGTCCCTTCTCCTGACACTAGATCTGTTACCCCCCCATCACCACCTTTACCATCATAGCCTGGTCCTCCACCGCTGTTTCCGCCAATACCCGCACTTGATACAGTCGCGGCTCCCCCCCCCTTACCACCATTCGCATTGTATCCCAGTATAGAACACGCATCCCCATCGTTTCCTGGAATGTTGTTTCCAACCAGCCCTCCTCCAACCGCTGATCCACCACTTCCAATGATGACAGAATATGGGACATTTGGAAGAATCGTAAGATTAGTATTATATATAACCTCACCGCCTCCACCTCCACCTCCACCATTGTATCCACCTCCAATGGGGTCCCCACCAGGGTCGAATCCAGGTGGAGATTTTTCTCCTCCAGAACCGCCACCACCTACAATAAGAACGTTTGCTATATAGCTGATATTATAATCTTCACAATTCGTCGTTGAAAATGTTATTGAGTTACTAATATCAAATGTAAATATGTGTTCGTTTCCATTAACCACATGTGAACCATTTATTCCATCTAATTCATATAAAGTCGTAAATAGTAGAGGAGAACAAGACATTTACTAAGTATATAATAACAATTGAGATTATTGTTATTATATTCTATCTAAACCGTTGATAAATAGATAGTAGATAGATAAACCATCGGTAGATAAACCATCGGTAGATAAACCATCGGTAGATAAACCATCGGTAGATAGTAGATACTAGATATTTAAGGGTTATATCCATCTTTATTTCCCATAAAGAACCATCTTAAAGATAGATATCTGGGCATACTTTCGGTCATGTCTTGACCCACCATTTTAAGATTCGGTCCATTATCAACGATACTTTGAATTTCTCCAGTGCCTAAACCATAGTTGAAATATCTCAATTCAGACATATATCCCGAAAATCCACCATTCATTGCTACAAATACGTCGCCATAGTTTTGTTTCGGAACCCCCTTCATAATTAGTCTCTTGGCCAATTTACCATTGATATATGTATCTAAATTATGGTTTTCAACACGTAATTGAACACATACCCATTTATTAATAGGAATATCGTCAATAGTGACGCGCTCCTCAATATCATTAAATGTATTCATAACTACCACTAAAGAATTGGTATTCGGGGCAATATACAAACCCGGGGCATTATTAGGTTGGTTCATTCCAATGGGTTGTTGTGTATAATTAATATTGTCATTTCCCTTGTGGAAGATGTGTCTAAATTGACCTTGTTGATATACTAAATCGTCGATGAATAGCCATACGGAATAAGTAAATTCTATTCCCTTTTCTTGGTTATCTGACCGAACAAGTGGTACAGAACCATTTGAATTGGGGTTCTGTGGAATTACCATCATATTTTTACCATTAACCATACCATTGATTAGATACGGTGACTTGCTATATGAAAATAACCATGTTAACAATTGAATGCTAAATCTTATAGCAATAATAAATACGATTAAAACTAATAGTAAGAAAGCGACTTTTGCTACTAAACTATTTGATTCTAAAAATTCCTTTGTGCCATTTACGACATTATTACTTTTAAAACTATCAAATGTTCCTGCACCAGATGAAATAGTTCCAAATTCTGACATTTCTTATATATAATACATAAGAAATTTAGATATAATATTAAATTTTATTCTTGTGAATTATTCATTGTGAATTATTCATTATTGATTGAGTTGTTTCATTTATTTACAGGGTTAAACTACCTTGTTGTTGTCCATCCTTTAAATATTCTATTCTAACTTGATATGGGAAATCAATGCCTCCACCTCCATAACCACTACGATAGATGTTATAGGCCTCTTGGGGATTTAATGAATTGGCATAGTAATGAATATTAGAAGTATATCCAGAAAAACCTCCTTGAGGTGTTACATATACGGGCGCGTCGTTTGCTATCTTAGCAACACCTGGTAGAACACATGTTCTTACAAGCTTTCCGTCGATATATATATCCATTGTTCGTCCATATAAGCTAACAATGACATTGACCCATTTTTGAACAGGAACATTGTCTACATTACAAGTGTGGGTAGAAGCCGAAGTAGCAGCCGACTGAGCAGAAGGATATACCGTTGTTTCAATCTTTAGATTATTTTCAATTGCTCCTAAAACAATGGAAGGACTTGGGTTTAATTCTTTATCTAATCTTCCTAAAATGATCTTAGGCTCGCCATATCTATAACTCCAGTCATCAATGTAAAACCAAACAGAATAGGCATAATTGGACGCATTACTTTGCGCTAAATCACTTGCCGAAATCTTCGTAACCTTTTTACCATCAGTTAACCCGACTAGTTTGGTGTTATCTCCAATAAACCATCTTATAAGAATGATTAATAATAATACCAATACAACTCCTATTACAATATTCATAACAGACATAGCCATAATATAATATACAGTTAGAAATTTTCTAAATTACTGGAGGATTTAATTTTTTTACAGAATTATATGCCCAATTAATTTTACCTCTTGAAATCGCATTCCTATAATATGTTACGTTACATATACCGCCGTAAATACCAGATGTCGTGCCTGAAGTCATCATTGTATCATCATTATAAGGAATAATACCTGGAGTAGAAGAAACTAATTTGTTATTTATAAAAATGTCCAGTGTCGCGCCATCATAATTTACTATTATGTGATTCCATCGCTGCATATTAAACTCGGTTGTCTCGTAAACAATTATTTCGTTTTTACCTTCGGTCTCCATCTTAATTCGTAAATTATTTTTTGATACATTAAATAAAATATTCGGTTTGTTTCCTATATTTAGTAATGACGTATAATTATCATAACTAGAATTAGTTTCCGGTGGGAAAGAATCAATATATATCCAACTTGATATGGCGTATTGATACTGAAATTTATCATCTACAAAATTTACATCACGAAATGTTCCTAAATTAGTCTCCACGTTTAAATTGACTGGTTGTTTTAATAGCTGTTGTGAATTATGTGTTAGTATTTGTTCCATTAACCAAGGGTATACAAAATACAACCCAATTAGTACTAATTCAACTAGTAAAAGAATCACAATTGGCTTAGTAGTGAGTTGATATTGGTATTTAATATAATCAGTTAAATCTAGTAATAAACAAGGGACATATGTTATTATTTTCAATAATAGTTTACCCCATGATGGTTTAGTTTCACCAGGTTCTCCTCCATGTATACCAAAATATTTGACTGCTATCGTTAGTAAGCCAATCACTATTAAAATATTTAATCCGAACAGAAAGTATGTACTAAAATTCGTATAATACGATGCCATATTGAATAAAAAATAGACGATGGCTATTATTAAAATAATCGAAAACATAGATGTAAATACCTTGCCAAAATAACTGAGTGCCCCCGCATTTTCTACATTTTCAAAAGTGTCCTTCTTTTTTTGATAAAATAAGAATGCCATGATGATTAAAAACCCTCCTAATAAACTTAAAAATATGCTTGCTCCTCCATTCTTTTCAGTAATCAATTCGTATGGATTGGTCGTGTAGATTACGATAATTGTGATAACATAGACTAACAGACCCATTAAAAGTCCAACTTCCATTTTATAACTAGATGTGTAAAATTTTAACAAAGCCCATACATATCCAATCATGTTTATTAGTTTTCCCATAGTTTCTGTGGCGGTTGAATCAAATACAGGCGGTTCCTTTTTTTCAGTTGGCGAATCTCCTCCTATTAATATATTTGTTTTATTTTGTTGTTTGTTGCCCATTAATAAACCATTAGAAATAAATTACACCCTTGAAGATTTAAAGGTTTTCCATTGCTGTTTTTCGTCCATGACAATCTCTACATAAAGCTACTAAATTATCGACGTGGTTAGAACCTCCATTATCTAATCGTATTTTATGGTCTACTTCAAACCACGCTGGCAATTGTTTTTGGCAATGTCCGCATTTCCAACTTTGCTGGGAAGCGACAAATTTCTTTTTTGTCTCGCTAACACACCTTTTTGTTCCGGTTTTACCAGACTCCATTATACGGTTAATTTGTTGTTGTTGAGGGTCAAAACCTCCACCTCCACCTCCATCTCCTCCTCCACCACCCATAAAAGGGGTTTGATTTGTAAAGTCGGTAAATGGAGTAAAAATGTCTAATGTGGATTTGGCACTTGGCATAAACTTTACAATATTAGTTAATTCATGAACGAGTGACTGGGATTGATATGGATTCTTTTTCAAATATAAATAAATACTTAATCCAGCAAAAGCAAACCCGGCCATTTTAAAGTACTTTTGCCAAGACTGTAATATTTTGATATAATTTCCGTCATAATATGTATTTGCTATAAAAAATCCAGATACCGCTAAAATTAAGAATTCTAATTTCATATACTATAATATAATATTTATAAAGTTTATTTTTTATCAATATTATTGCGACCGTTTCTGATTATTTTTATTTCGTCATTTTCTTTTTTGTCTTCGGTTTTTTTTTGGTTTTAGTTTCAACGTAATATTGGACCTGGACTTGGACTTGGTCTTGGACTTGGACCTGGACCTGGACTTGGACTTGGTCTTGGACCTGGACCTGGACTTGGTCATCGAATTGCTTCGACTAATTAAATCATCTACTCTAGTAGGCGAATTATTAATATCTTTGCTAATAGAATAATTACGTTTAAAAGTGGATACTGATAATAATGTATTTTCAGAGTCAATTATTCCATTCAAGTCTTTAATGGAATTTATTAGTTTATTTATGTCTATTTTCTCTCCCCCATTTGAATATATATGTTCTACGAGTAGTGACCGAACTCTGTTCAAGTATATTTTTTTGGTCTCTTCTTCTAACTCTATATTTGCCAAATCTACCTCAAAATAATTGTAATATACAGTCATTAGTCCAAATACATCACTATTATACATATATACGTCCATAAAATATGTATCCATGTCGAATTCCATATCAACAGTGGTATATTTCATTAAAATATCGGTTATATAATTGGATAAATAATAGAGATAATATCCATATTCAATCAGGTCATCGTATTTCACTTCAGATAAATAGGTATCGTTATTAATGCCTGGAGAGAAAATCATCTTAAATAACATAATATTATCCACAGAATAATCATAATACCTAGATAATTTAATCAAGTATTCATTTATGACATAATTTCTAACATTCATACTATTAAACAATATTATCCCATCTTTTACTCGCTGTAAAAAAACATTATAATTTAATTTGAATTCATTTGACAATATCATAGAAGAAAAAGGCGTATTAAATTGTAAAGGACGATTCATAATTTCCTCGGGAATCTTATTATCTTTCACAACTCCTGCTAATCCCCAATCAATAATACGTGTCTCTAGATGTTTATCTATCATAATGTTTCTATCCTTTAAATCGTGATGTATAACTCCAGCCTCATTCATTGGACGAACACCATATTTAAGTAACCTGATCACCAAATCATTTAATAAAAACATCTTTTCTCTCGTTATTTTTCCATTACCTACAATCCAGTCATGTAAATCAATACCAGCGTCTGGCATATTCAGTATGGTTAGTCTATCCAATCGGTTATTAACATTCTTCTCACTTATGTTATAGCGTGTCAACGCGAAACATTTTTTATCAAATTGTTTCTTATCTTCATCCGTCAGTTTATCCGGCTTACACATTTCAACATCTAATAAATAATATTGTTGGTGATTTTTTATGGTCGTCAATCTATCTTTTATTCGCTCAATCTCTAACATTTCCTGCTCACCATGACGTTCAATTGACATTTTACTAACTCCATCTATTCGAGTATCTTTACCTTTACATTTTAACGCGGGTTTAAATATACATCCAAAACCACCTGAAGCTAACGCTTCCCCTCCCGACCGACTTCTTGACCGACTTCTTGACCGATTTCTTGACCGATTTCTTGACCTTTTTCTCTTTATAGTTCTATTGTTTCTATTATTCATTGTTCCATTATTCATTGTTCCATTATTCATTGTTCCATTATTCATTGTTCCATTATTCATTGTTCCATTATTCATTTATATTCACGAGAGAATTATTTTTTATATAAATAATATCCACCTATTAATAATCCTATGATTATTCCTCCAAAAATTAGCTTCTTTCTATATTTTATTTGCTCACGTAAGATGATTTCCTTTGGTTTATACAATTCATAATAAGCATCAAGTGATTCGGTCAAGGTCATTTCATCTTTGCCTAATTGAAGATTGATTTTATTATGAATAAAATGTACCCATTTTAAAAAGGAATCCTTTCCTTCTAAATAAGGAGAAACCGGATATTTATCTAATAAACCACTAAATTTATTTCCTATTTGTGGATGAGGAATAAATATAGGAAGATTTGTGATGAAATCGTAATATTTTTTCTGAGTAACCTCGTTTGCTTTTAATGGATATGCCACTGCCATTGTCATTAATATAAACCAAAAATGAGGTCCCCATACAGTAGGATCAAACATTTTTTCTGTCATTAATTAGAAACAATATAAAAAGATAGACAATTAAACATATAGCGATATGAATAATAAATCATTTAATTTTTGTAATAATTGTGGAAAAACAGGACATATATTTCATAATTGTAAACATCCTATTACAAGTATTGGTTTAATTAATTTTAGAATATATAATAATAAAATCCAATACTTGGCAATTAAACGTAAGCATAGCTTAGGATTCGTTGAATTTATGAGAGGAAAATATCCATTACATAATTACGAATATATAATAAATATATTCAATGAAATGTCAAGTTATGAAAGAGAGTTAATAAGAACGGTCACCTTTGATGAATTATGGAAATATTTATGGGGTGAACAAATTGGAATTCAATATAGAGGTGAAGAGCGTGTATCCAGAGATAAATATGATGCTTTAAAGTCCGGGGTAGAAAATAAAATAGAATATAATTTAGAACAAATTCTAAACGAAAGTCATTCTATCTGGGAAGATACAGAATGGGGGTTTCCAAAAGGAAGACGAAATTATCAAGAAAAGGATTTAAGTTGTGCTTTAAGAGAATTCGAAGAAGAAACAGGTTATTTGAGATCAGATGTTCAGCTAGTTCAAAATATTATTCCATACGAAGAAATATTTACTGGTTCAAATATGAAATCATACAAACATAAATATTTTATAGGTCATATTGATTCTAATATTCAACCAACCCATACTTTCCAGGAAACTGAAGTAAGTGAGATGAAGTGGTTCAATTTTGAGGAATGTCTACAACATTTTAGACCCTATAATTTAGAAAAAATCAACATATTAAACAAGTTGAATCATGTTTTACAAGATTATAGCCTATATTAGGAATTATAAAATATATAGATTATAAATTATATTAATAATATAGATTATATTAGTAATATATAAGTTATGGAAAAACCCAAAAGAAGACCTATAAAATTAAAAATTAAAACGGTTATTCCAGAATTGACAGAAGAAAATATTGAGACCGTTTTCAATGATAATTTTGAAAAAATAGATTTAGATGATGTTAATTACAATACTTTTCTAAACAATAAAGAAGTCTTAAATAAACAATTCATTACTCAACATAACACCGATTTTTCGAATTTATATCCTTCTTTAGATGACAGCGACTTCAATATTAAAATAGCAGAGAAGAAAGAATTCAACGAGACCAAATATGACGGCACTTTGTATGACATTGAGGAGCAAGCAAAAAAGTTATGTGAGGCTGATTTTGAATTGGTGCCACATCAGTTATTTGTCCGTAACTTTTTAAGTTTTCAAACACCATACAACAGTTTATTATTGTATCATGGTTTAGGAACAGGTAAAACATGTAGTGCGATAACTGTTGCTGAAGAAATGAGAACCTATTTGAAACAATTAGGAATTACCCAGCGTATTATAGTGGTTGCCTCACCCAATGTTCAAGAGAATTTTAAATTACAACTATTCGATGAAAGAAAATTAAAATTAGTGGACGGATTATGGAACTTGAGAGCATGTACTGGTAATAAATATTTAAAGGAAGTGAATCCAATGAATATGAAAGGATTAACAAAGGAAAAGGTTGTTAAGCAAATTAATAATATTATTCAAAATAGTTATTTATTTTTAGGATATATAGAATTTGCGAATTATATAGTGAAAAAATCAACAGTAGACGAAGAAGACCCTAAAAAAAACAAATCTGAGATGATACGCAAATTGAAAAAACACTTTAATAATAGATTAGTTATTATTGATGAAGTTCATAATATTAGAATTAGTGATGACAAGCAGGATAAGCGCGTGGCCCAAGAATTATTTAAACTGGCTAAATACGTAGATAACTTACGATTATTGTTTCTCTCTGCGACTCCGATGTATAATAGTTACAAGGAGATAATATGGCTTCTTAACATAATGAATTTAAATGACCATCGTTCAACAATTGAAATAAGTGATGTTTTTGATAAAAACGGAAATTTATTAATCGGCGCAGATGGGAAAAATATTGGAGAAGAATTATTGAGGAGAAAAGCAACTGGATACATATCTTTTGTGCGCGGTGAAAATCCATATACATTTCCGTATCGCATTTTTCCATCTCTTTTCGATATTTCACATACGTTTAAAGAAATGGCTTATCCCAGAAAACAATTAAATGGCAAGGCAATTATTCAATCATTGGAACATTTAGACGTATATGTAAATGAATGTGGTTCTTTCCAAGAGAAAGGTTATAACTATATTGTTTCCAAAATTAAAGAAAAGGCAGGTAAAACCAAATCGGGATTGCCTAGTTTTGAAAATATGGATTCATTTGGATATACGATATTACAAAAACCACTTCAAGCTTTAAATATGGTGTATCCTCATAAATTATTAGAAGGAGAAAAACCAAGGTTTGATGCGAAATTGTTACTAGGAAGCGAAGGACTAAAAAGAACTATGAAATATACAGAAACGACCAATCCTCCTACTAGAAAAAATTTCGAATATAAAAATAAAGAGTTTGGAGATTTCTTTGCTCCCGACAAAATTGGAATGTATAGTTCTAAAATTAAAAGCATAACGGATAATATTATGAATTCGGATGGTATTGTTCTAATTTATAGTCAGTTTATTGACGGTGGTGTCGTTCCAATAGCACTCGCCCTAGAATCACTTGGATTTACCAGATTCGGAACAAAAGCATCTAGTCTATTTAAAACGCCTCCACATAAACCCATCGATGCCAAAACATTTTTAACACGCGATGAAATGGAGAACCCATCTGATTTTTCACCGGCTACGTATACAATGATTACCGGCGAAAAAGCATTATCTCCAGACAAGGTATTCGATTTGAAAAATTTAACGGATGAAGATAACAAGAATGGAGAGAAAATAAAGGTAGTAATTATTTCAATGACTGGATCAGAAGGAATCGATTTTAAAAACTTGAGACAAGTTCATATCCTAGAGCCATGGTATAATTTAAGTTTAATAGAGCAGATTATTGGTAGGGCAGTAAGAACATGTAGTCATAAACAATTGCCATTTAAAGAGAGAAATGTGGAAATATTCTTGTATGGAACCATTATGGCGGATGGAGAAGAAGAAGCAGCTGATTTGTATATTTATAGATTGGCTGAATTAAAAGCCGTTCAAATAGGTAGAGTTAGTAGAATAATGAAGGAATCGTCAGTCGATTGTATATTAAATATTGACCAAACCAATTTTACAGAAGAAAATATGAATACCATTGTTAAACAGCAACTATCAAACAAGATGATAATTGACTTTCCTATAGGTGACAAGGCAAACACCGTTTCATGTGATTATATGGATACATGTAATTTCAAATGTAAACCATTTAAGACGATAAAAGAAGAAGATATTAGATTAGACACATATGATGAAACATTTATAATCCTGAATACAGATAAGATTATTCAAAGAATTCGCGATTTGTTCAAAGAGAAATTTTTTTATAAAAAGGACAAATTGATTAGTGAAATAAATGTCGTTAAGAATTATCCATTGATTCAAATAAACGCAGCATTAACTGTGCTTATAAACGACCAGAATGAATATATTATCGATAAATATGATAGAATTGGTCATTTAATAAATATAGAAGAATATTACTTGTTTCAACCGATTGAATTAAATAATGACAATATTAGTGTTTTTGATAGAAGAACTCCTGTTGATTTTAAACACAAAGAAGTTAAAGTACCTATTCAAATGAAAGATGAACCTATATTGAATATAAAACAGAATTCTAATATAATTGGTAATGATTCTAAAGCAACAACAGAACAAGCTGGATTAAAAATAGTAGAAAATATAAAATCCAATTACGAAACCGCAACTAGGAATATACCTGTAATAAACCGTGGGAAAGACGATTGGTATGTATTGGCGGGATTATTAAATAAATCCAATTATTTCTCCACGAATATGGGGATTAACACAGAAACATATAATTCATTTATTATGGCGCATATTTTAGAAAATTTATCCTTTGGACAGTCTGAAGAAGTCTTGAATTATATTTATTTCAAAGATGAAAATAGATTAAATGACACTGAACGAGAAATCAAAAAATACTACGATGAACATTTACTAGAAAATAAAGGAATAATCGGAATTATTATTCCCAAAGAGAATAAACAGTTTTTATTGGTAAAAGGAAATGAGAAATGGGAAAATGGACAACAAGAAGATTATACAGATTTAACTCCTGAATTAAAGAAATTATTGATAAAGACAGATGATTATAACGATTATGTTGGGTTTATAGGTAACTTTAAGAACGAATATAATATATTTAAGGTAAAGCATATGACAGATAAACGTAGTAAAGGAGCTAGATGTGACCAAGTCGGCAAGTCAGAAACATTAAGCCTATTAAATACTATTATTGGTGACAATAAATATTCAACTGAGAATACGAAAGGCAGAAATAAAAATGAATTTTGTGTATTACAAGAACTATATCTACGACATTTTGATAAAATTAAAAAAGATGATAAACGTTGGTTTTTAAACCAAAGTGAATCTATAATTAATAATATCGAAAAGGTATCATTTTAATTATTCAACAAATGGTATTATTTTAATTAAAAATTGAATATAATTAAAGATTAAACTATAATATAATATTATATTAGTAATGGAGGCTTCAAAGATTAAAAAGGATTTGCGTAAGAAGAATGATCTGGGTATATATATGAACTCCTTATTATCGCGTAAGATTCAAATATCTTTTAATAAGATAGGTAAGAATATTAAGGAGATACTTGAAAATTTAATCAAAAAGGAAATTGAAGGAAAGTGTACAATCGAAGGGTTTATTAAGCCTAATTCCACCAAATTATTAACTTATTCTAGCGGAGTCTTATTCGAAAATAAAGTCGAATTTGACGTAGTATTTGAATGTTTAGTATGTTGTCCGGTAGAAGGTATGCTTCTTAAATGTAACGTTAAAAACAAGACGCAAGCCGGTATTCGGGCTGTAACTGATGAAGAAAACTCACCCGTCGTTATTTATCTAAGTAGAGACCATCATTACAACAATAAATATTTCAACACAGTCAAGGAAAGCGACGAAATCACAGTTCGTGTGATTGGTCAAAGATACGAATTAAATGACAACCAAGTCAGTGTAATTGGTGAAATAGTTGAACCGAAATTGGATAAATTTAAAGTGGATAAATTTAAAAAGAAGCCTAGATTTAGTTATTCAAGAAAACATTTAAAAACAACTGATATTATCATATAATGACTGAGTTGAACCATTTAAAAGAAAGAATCGAGAACTTGAATAAGTTTCATCAAGTTGAAATTTTAAAATTGTTAAAAACAGATGATACGTGTACATTGAATGAAAATAAGAATGGAATTTTTATTAATCTCACCAGTTTAAATGATAAAATAATATATGAAATAGAGAAATACTTGGAATATGTTCAAAAACAGGAAACACAGCTAAGTGAAACTGAAACACAAAAGAGCATACTATCAAATACATTTTTTAAAGATAATAAAGATAATAAAGACAATACATCTATTACATTAAATGCTGAGCTCTAGTCTGATTGAAGGTATGACAAAATATATGCTAACCTTAAAAAACATGTCTAATATTGATATTATTATGAACGAAGAAAAACCAAAAAAGCCGGTGGTCGTGTTGAAAAAAAATATTGCGAATATAAATGATATTTTTTTCCCAAAACAAAGAGACCCATTATTTTGGTGTTTTTACATCATATTAAATGATACAGACGCATATGAAATGGTTCCTAATTTTTTTATTACTGAAAAAGAGACAAAATATAAATGGATTGAAGAGTTTCGTGGAAGGAAGGAACTATTTAAACCAATCAAGGTTAGTAGAAATACAGTGGAAGATGAATTAGCTAACGCAAAAGCCATTACAATGGCAACTATCAAGGCATTATGTCATTTAAAAGACAAAAACGTTTTTTATGTAGATGACAAGAAATACTACGAAGTTATGGTGAATGACGAAAATCCAGTGTATCTTATTGAAAAAATCGAAGGTAAATTTGGATTAAAAGAGAATATTTCAAAGGAAAAGATTGATTATTATCGTACAAATTATTGGAAACTAGAAAATTTAGATAAACCATTAAAAGCGGTATCTAGTTATAAATCAGATGAACTCAAGGATATATGTAAAAGATTACATATTGAATCACATAGTCTGACGAAACCACAAATGTATGAAAAAATATTGAGTAAATTATAATGTCGACCGATTTGAATAAACAATCATAAAAACAACAACTAGAATGAAATTATTTAAATTAAAAATTGAAAACAAATATAAAATAATATGTTCAAGTATATATACAATATGCCTGAATTAAATTCACAGCAGCAATTTGATACTATCGTTAATAAATATTTAGAAAACGTCGCCAAAGTAGGTGATGGTGTTCCCGAATTTGAGATTCGTTTTGGAACACGAGGCATTAAGCCTATTTCTAAAATCGACTTTGACAATGTTATTCAAAAGCTAAAGTCATCTGGGTTTGAAATGCTTGACGTGAATGCCTATAGTTTAAAGATGAAGAGTGAATATTTGAATAAAAAGACGGGTCAGACAAAAGAATCGAATGTTCGCGTCGAATTAAATGGCATTCAACAGATTCAAAAATATTGTGAAACGAATACCCTGAAAAATTTAATGCCTACTTTTACGCAAAAAAATTATGCCATGGTGGATAGTAAACCAGTTTTTCCGGTTGATATTGACGATTTTAATTTACGCGCATCCTTTCAAACTGAGAAAAACGTCTCATCGTATGGTGCTTTCGCTGAAAATATTGTTTCATCTTGGACAGAAAGCAAAAAGACTTTTCGATATCTGAATAGAACCTCGTTTATTCACAAAGATTTGCCGATTCGTTTCGATTTAAGTATTGTAAAAGACGGTGAAATGGAAGAGGTTGAATACAGAGGTCGCAAGAAGTATCAATCTAAACCCGAATATACAATTCAATCCGCCAAAGTATTTGACAATATAGAAAAATACGAAATAGAGTTGGAAGTTTTAAATAATAGTGTTGGTGCGGGAACCGACTACCCCAATAGTAAACTACTATCAAAATCTTTAAGGAAAGCAATCATATATGTGTTGTCTGGTCTACAAAATACAAACTATCCTATTCCATACAGCGAAATAAGAACGGTTGGTAATCAATACTTGAAACTCGTATATGGTAAAGAATACAATGAAAAGATGAGAATGAAACCCAAACTGTTTTTAGGGCCGTCTTCCTCTACTTTACAAATTTCAAACATTGCGCCTATTAATGATGATACTGTTATACCAAATATTCGTAACGATTATACTGTTACTGAAAAAGCAGATGGTATGAGAAAATTACTTTACATTAATAAGGATGGAAAAATATATTTGATTGATACCAATATGAATGTTCAATTTACTGGATCGATGACAAAAAACGTTGATTTGCTTGAAACGATAATAGATGGGGAACACATTTTACACAATAAAAGGGGCGAATTTATTAATTTATACGCTGCGTTCGATGTGTATATTGTGAATAAAAAGGATGTGCGTGCGAATTCATTTATTCCTCCTCCTCTCGATGATGAAAAAGAACCGGTTTTAACCAAGTATAGATTACCTGTATTGATTAACATTATTAAAATTTTGGGGGCTATATCATCAATTGCCGATAAACCATCACCATTGCGTATAGAAAATAAGAATTTTAAAGCAGAAAATAAAGATGTTAGTATCTTTCAATGCTGTAATACGATTATTGACCAACAAAAACAGGGTCTATATGAATATGAAGTCGATGGTTTAATCTTTACTCCGGCGTATTTTGGGGTTGCTTGTGATAAATCAGGAGAAGCTGGTCCGCTTAATAAACCTAGTTGGAAGTATTCATTTAAATGGAAACCGCCCGAATTTAATACAATTGATTTCTTAGTTACGACTAAAAAGGAAGTTACTGGTAGTGAAGATTTTATATCAAATATCTTCCAAGATGGGAATAATACCTCGGCCTACGAACAATTATCACAATATAAAACATTGGTCCTACGTGTTGGGTTTGACGAAAAGGCACATGGGTATATTAATCCTTGCGCTGACGTCATCAACGACAATTTACCTGAATTCAATGACAACAAAAAGGCTAACAATAATAAACAGGTATGTGGTGAGTTTATTAATAAAGATAAAGGTATATATAAACCTATGCCATTTTATCCGACCAATCCATCTGACCCAGACGCAAATATATGTAATATTATGCTACAATCGGATGAAAGCGGCAATAAACAACTATTTACAGAGGAAAAGGAGGTATTTAGTGACGGTATGATTGTTGAATTTAGATATGACTTTACACGTGAGAACAAATGGAGATGGGTGCCATTGCGTGTTCGTTACGACAAGACAGAAGAATATAAAAAAGGGTTTCCACAATATGGCAATGCTTATCATGTTGCCAATAATAATTGGCACTCTATTCATAATCCAATTACAGAACAGATGATTCGAACCGGTGAAGATATTCCGGACGAGTTAGGAGACGATGACGTGTATTATAATCGGGTATCTGGACAATCTAAAACCAGAGGTCTAAGAGATTTTCATAATCTATTTGTTAAAAAATTATTAGTAACTGGTGTGGCAAGTAAGGGAAATACACTCATTGATTATGCTGTTGGGAAGGCTGGTGATTTCCCCAAATGGATAAATGCTAAATTGTCATTTGTATTTGGTATAGACATTTCAAAGGATAATATTGAAAATCGTATTGATGGTGCTTGTGCCAGATATTTGAACTATCGCAAAAAATTCAAGGTAATGCCCAGCGCTCTATTCGTACATGGAAATTCATCCTTTAATATTAAAGATGGGGACGCACTATATAGTGATAAGTCAAAACAAATAACCAAAGCTGTATTTGGTGAAGGACCAAAGGATAAGGACAAGTTAGGTTTGGGTGTATATAAACAATATGGTAAGGCGTCTGAAGGATTTAATATTAGTTCTTGTCAGTTTGCGATTCATTATTTCTTTGAAAATAAAAAGACGCTTAATAACTTCTTAAGAAACGTCAGTGAATGTACCAAAGTGAACGGATATTTTGTAGGTGGCTGTTACGATGGAACTGCTATATTTGATTTGTTGCGTGGAAAACCGGCTGGTGAAAGTGTATCTATTTTGGAAGATGATAAGAAAATCTGGCAAATCACAAAGGGATACGAAAAGGATACCTTTGAAAACGACGAAACTTCATTGGGATATGCCATTGATGTATTTCAAGAAACAATCAATAAGACATTCCGCGAATACTTGGTTAATTTCGATTATTTGACTAGAATAATGGAGAATTACGGATTTGTATTATTGACAAGAGATGAATGTGCTGAAATAGGAATTTCTAATAGTGTAGGTTCATTCCAACAATTATATGGAGTACTTGAAAATGAGGTTAATCGATATCCTAACAAGAGAAATGATTATGGCGATTCGTTAAAAATGACCCCCAAAGAAAAACAAATATCGTTTTATAATAATTATTTCATATACAAGAAAATTCGCAATGTAGATACAAGAGCAGTTTATAATACAATGGTTGGAAGTTCTAAATTTCAAGAACAACTGAATAAACAAGACGAAGAAGATGCTGAGAAGGTTGCCGAAAAAGAAGAACAATTAATTAAACCAAAGGCTCCTAAAAAGTTGACGCGTAAGCTTAAGTTGGTTCCATCTAGTAAAGATAGTCAAGAGAGTAATAGTAGTAAAACTGGTAAAACTGATTAATAATAATAAGACCATTTAAAGGTTAGAATTATGAGTAAGAATTAGAATTATGATAGTTACTGTATAATAAAAACAACATAAATATATTTTTATTATAATATTTATCATTATGAGTTATTTTTTATTACCAGAAATTCATACTAATATAGATAATATACATATTCGTACAAAAGACGAGGACAAACTATTTATTAGTTTGACATTAAACAGTTATTTAAATAGTGCTAAAAAGCAAATAGATGAAAACTATGAGCAGTGGGATTATATTAAAAGATATACAAACCCATATGAATTTATTCATACGGTTGTTCCAAATTGTAAGTATTCGGTTAGCAAAATGAAACCATTGTCGCGGTCTTTTTATAAAATGGTAGAACTGGTAAATATGTTTCAGTTATTTGATGATTTTAACGATGAACCCATTAATACATTTCATTTAGCCGAAGGCCCTGGTGGATTTATCGAAGCAACTGATTATTTAAGGAATAACCCAGAAGATAAATATTACGGAATGACTCTAATTAGCAGCGACCCGAATGTTCCTGGATGGAAAAAAACGAATAGTTTTTTAGAAACACATCCAACTGTCAATATAGAATATGGAGCAACTGGAACCGGTGACCTATTAGATGTGAATAATTTGAAATATTGTAATGAGAAATATAAAAATACGATGAATATTGTCACGGCTGATGGGGGGTTTGATTTTTCTATTGATTTCAACCAACAAGAAACCTTAGCTAGTAATTTGTTATTAGCACAAGTTAGTTTTGCTATTTCAATGCAAAAAGTAGGAGGTCATTTTATATTAAAGATTTTTGATATATTTACTAAAACTACATGCGATATTATGTATCTATTGTCTACGCTATATAAACAAGTATATCTAGTGAAACCATATACAAGTAGATTAGCCAACTCTGAGAAATATATCGTATGTAAAGGTTTTAAGAAATACCCCAGTTTATTGATTAGTAATATTATTAATTCATACTCATTACTAAAGACGACTGAAGTCATTACTGGAATTTTAGATTTTAAGTTAGATTATTTCTATATTAACAAGATTGAAGAATATAATGCTATTTTTGGACAACAGCAAATTGAAAACATTAATGCTACTTTGACTTTAATTTCTTGTAAAAACAGAAATGAACGATTAGAAACATTGAAAAAAAATAATATTCAAAAATGTTGTCATTGGTGCGAAAAAAATAATATAATTCATAATAAAAATTTAATTCCTGTAAATATTTTTATAACATAATTTTTAGATGATGTAATTACTTTTTCTGGTTTTATTTTATTTTATCTTAATACTATATAATGAATAATCTATTAAAACTGTGGAATAGAACTTCGGTTGTTTTAAAAGTATTGGTCGCATTTGCTATTATTGTTGCCATCTATTTATCATTTTTTAGACGAAAGTCTTTTTCTGAAAATTTTGGTAATCCTGCTTCTTGTACCTATTATTATATGGAACAATGTGGACACTGTAAACGTTTTTCTCCAGAATGGGATAATTTCGTTCAATCGTATACGGGACCTGTTACATTGCGTAAAGTTGAGATGAACGAAGCAGGCGATGATTTGGAAAAATATAATATTCGTGGATTTCCGACCATATTAATCGTTGATGACAATGGAGAATCCAAAGATTACGATGGACCAAGAACAAGTGAAGCTTTAACTAAATTTTTAGATGCTATGTAAATAAAGACGTCAATCAGTTCATATCAGCAAACAACTCAAAATAAAAATATTTATAGTGGTATTTTTATTTTGTGGTTCATAAAGTTACTTATTGTTACAAATAGAAAAACATATTTGTAGCAATAAAACAAATATACATAATAAAAATAAATTCATTTCTCATTTGTTATGGTATTGTAAAAAAATTGAACCGAATATTATTACATAAATATATTTTATCTTGTGAATGACAATGTCTGGTGAAACTATGAATACTGAAACTATGAATCTTAATAATGATGTTACAACATTATATATCAATACTATTGTTTGTATAGTTGGATGTGTTCTAGGAGTTGTTAGATTATCATTGGGTTTATTAAGCAGTAGTTTTATTATGATTGGATATGGATTATCACTATGTTCTATATCTGTTGAGAAATCAATGACATATGTTTCAGAAGATATTAACGTTTTATATGTGACTAATATTATTCAAACTATAACTGAAATTGTAAATATAACGCTTAGTAAAACTGAATACGATAGTCATTTGTTTAATAATCAAACAATATCCGAAGTAAAGGATGAATATGACGGAGACGATGAATCTGATAAATCAACCGGTCATATTAGAGACGATGAATCTGATGAGGATGATGATGATGATGAAGTTACTAAAATTAATAATATATTAGAACCTCTAGACACGACAGATGATTTACAAACCAACAATGATGAGGATTATGCCGACCTACCTGACCTAATTCCATTTAATTACAATGAGGAGGATGATTATGCCGACCTACCTGACCTAGTTCCATGTAATTATATTGATGACGATATCACAGATGTAACAGAACAATATCTAGCAGAACGTGAAGCAAATAAGGTTGTTGTTGATTTAACAAGTGATACAAATGAAACTCGCTAAAAATAAAAATATCTATAAATAAAAACAAATAAATAAAAACAACCTCCTATAAATTTTTTATTGCGAAAAATCGTGGTAGAGGTAGAGGCTATATATTTGTGATTGAGTAAAATGGTCTAATTTACAGCTCCCCAGAAAGAAGATAATGTTTGCCCTGGACCACAATTCGTATTTCCATTCGCACAAACTGTTTTTTGCCCGTTTCTTCTCCAAGCTAACGGTGGGCTATACTTTGATTTCAAGAAATAAGAAGTATTTCCATCGTAATTACCCTGGTATTTACCAGCATTCGCTGCAGCTTCACCAAACGCACTTCTAAAAGACGCACCATTTTTTGTGATTGTATCGTACTTTAATTTAGCTAAACGCGTTCCATTATCAACAGCACCTTGAACTGCGTATTGAGCATTACTTGGTTTATATATAGTGTTATTGCTACATTGACGTCCGGTTTGATAAGGATTGGTACAATCATTTGTATTAAATTCGGTGGAATTATTGACAATATAAGGAGAATCGTATGTATTACCCGCAATTTCTTGGATAGATTGCTTTTGACTGTATAATTTACAACGAGCTTTTAAATATGCTTTATTATCACTATAATACGACTTGCTTAAAAGTGTGACGGCTGATTTAATTATATTATTTTCAGGAGTACAGCATATAGTTTTTGTAGCATAAATACCAGTTTGGATTTGATAACTACCTGGAGCACCTACAGCACCAATTTGAATAGACGCATTATTTTGAATTTTATTATTTGTGGTTCCACTTGCTACAGTGATAGAATTTTTGGGTTTTATAGATAGATTACTAGACTGTAACATTTTATTGTCAAATGTGATATATAAATTACCGCTTCCATCACAAGAACAATCCGCATTATTCGTATATCCCCTAAATACAGACCCGCCCGGTCTATCGGCGATACTAATAGACGCGGTACTTTTACCACTTTGACCATTTACACTGAGTTGTCTTCTCCAATGTTTCATAGGGTATGGTCTTGCGAAAGGACCTCTGTAATTTAGAGCATTATCATAATTATCGTGCGCGCTAGTTTGGGGTGCGTGTCCCAAGTTAACATTCGGTCTTGACATTCCACCCATTACACCAGATGATGTTGGTGGCATTCCATTATCAGAAATACCTTTTATATCAACAATTGGTTGTTGTGCCGATGTTAAAGTATTCGAATAACTAAAATTAGTGGGTTTAGACATTTTAATATATAATAAAGAAAGAAAAATAACTGACAGACAAATATAATATTGACACAAATAAAATACCAATAATATATAAAATGATTCTTATTCAAGCCGTAACTATATTTTTTATTTTACTTGTATTATTTTCATTTATCCATACTCTCACTAAACCCAAAATTATTGAAGGAGCGACCGGAACATATCAAGCTTATGCGGAAGATCCTCTTATTTTAGCGAAGAAAAATGCGGCTAATATTGAAGTATTAAAACAGAGTATCGATGAAATATCCGGTATATCTCAACAAGTTAAAATAAATACCGGCGCAATTGATAAAAATACCAAAACTATTAAGAGTTTACTTTCATCAATGTCACCAGTATCACCTGCTGATTCTAAAAAAAACCAGGCATTAGTTGGCGATGACCCAAAAACATTTAATATGTAAAAAAACAACTGGTGTATATTCTGTAATGTAGTAATAGCTAAAACATTTTATCTGTAAATATATATATATAAAATGTCAACTGGAAATTTTTTTGAAGAAGTAATGGATGATGTTAAAGGTGTAGAACAAAGAATATTAGGACCAGATTATCAATATTGGAAGCAAATTAAATCACCCGGACAAATGGGAATGAGTTCAAATGGTTCTATTTCAGCGATAGCAGCAGATGTAGGAGGTTTAATAAGTTATGTGGAAGTATTAGTTACTGGCAAAGGTAACGCATCTGTTACTGGCGGACCGTTGGGAAATAAATTTTTTTTAAAGACAGCCGCCACATGTAAGGATAAAACATCAAAAGAAATAGTCGACCGTTATGTTTATGTAAATAATGTGCCGAATGGGTCTATTCCTTTTATAAGTAGTGGAATGAATATGAATTTCGGTGATTTTGAAGGTTTAGTGCCTGGTACTTTAAGTAACGTATCTGCGCTTAACCCAATGCTAATATTTCAAGCTTTTATGTCTGGTTCCCAACCTGAATGTGAAGAAATTACATTAGAAACAATAGACGTTAATAATAACAAGGGAACTGAAACAAGACACGTTACAACAACCGATTTAAAAAATATGAATGCATGTGATTTTAAACCGCTCAGTAATAACAACCCAATAACAGGAGCAGCATGTCGCGAGTCTTTCACAAATAGAAAACGCACAAAGGTACCTGACGATTTCCTGGTAAAATTATTTTACGCATCGTTGGGTGTGTTAGGTGTATATCTATTAATCAATGTAATGAAGCGAATCAAGGAGAGAAAATAAATAATAAATAAATAAATTAATAAATAACTTGTTATATTTTGTAAGTTATTTATTCAGTATTGAAGTATGATATGCTAGAAAAAGAGTAGCACACTTTATTTACTCTTTGTTTTGTTCTTTTTCGTTTTCTTTTGGTTGGTTTTGTTCTTTTTCGTTTTCTTTTGGTTGGTTTTGTTCTTCTTTGTCTTGTTCTTCTTTGCGCGTTTTTTACTCTTACCTCCTTTGCTAATGATACTTCTAGGTACACGATTCTTCTCCATTGATTTTTTAAGTAAGTTTGTTTTTTCGTCTACGCTTAATTTATCCCACTTAGAACCGAGATTTCTTTGTAAATGTTTAGAAAACATATTTACTAAATCTTCATCTTCCTCCATTAGTTGAACTAATTGTTTGTGAACTTCTGGGTCACGTTTGGCTCTATCCCTTAATTCCAGTTCGCGCTTTCTATCCTTCTCTCTTTGTCTATCACTTGCTCTATCTCTCATACGCGAGTTACTAATAGCATATGACATGTTATATTATATAATTAGATTTTTGTAAATTATATAATAAAAATACTACTCTTAATATTTGCGAGAATAAGGTCGACCCTTTCTTCCAGATTTCGATTTAGATTGTCTTTTGCCTTTGCGGTTGTAATATTTATCACCTTTATGTGTAACAAAATCTCTTTTACCTTTGCGTGTTTTAGATGACATGCCCTTTTTAGGATTTCCACCTTTCATTGATTTGGCGTGTCTTCTTCTTCGACCACCCATTGTAGCGCTAGGAGTAGGAGCAGGAGTAGGAGCAGAAGCAGAAGCAGAAGCAGAAGATTTAAACATACTTGTGAAACCGGACCACGCATTGGACGCATGGTCAGTTAAAGATGTCTCCTTTTTTTCAGGTGTTGGAACGGTTGATGTAGAATAATCCATATTATATAATAATAATAGAAAATATTATATAATCTCTTCAAAATAAACTAAAACAACATAAAATAAACAAACCATTTCATCATCAATCTACCAAGTATTTAGACTATCTAGATAAATATCTAAAGTTTAAGGTGTAAAGTTTAAAGTTTAACGCGTTTGTAAAGTTCTAAAGCAGCTAAACCTCCTGCTACTTGAGCGAGTATATATGGAATTAGGTCGTTCTTGGGTAATTTACCAGCAGCAACCATCATAACAGATACAGCAGGGTTAAAATTTCCGCCAGATATAGCACCACCCACTAAAATAGCAATGGCTAAAGCAGCACCAATAGCTAAAGCATTTCCAGTAGCCAAAATGACATAAAGGAAGAAGAGTGTTCCTAAAAATTCAACGAGATATTTATTCATCATTTATATACTTTAGTTATAAAAAATTTACGCATATATTTGTCTATTTCCAGTTCCAGTTACAGTTGAACCACCACCAGATTTAAATGGATTCGCTAAAGCCCCCTTCTTTTTAGGGGCGACTGTCCCTCCTCCTCTAACACGCGCTAAAGAACTATTTATTACCGTACTATCATTCGGTTTACCTTGAAATGAGACTGTCGATTTTAATGTAGAACTCTTACCGATAGCGTTAATTTTTTTCATATATATGTGCTGCGATGAATCATAATGACCGCTTAATAATGTTCCTCCACCAGAATCTTTAATATATGTTTGTCTAGCATTGGAAAACATTGAGTCACTTGCGGAGGGATAGAATTTTTGGGGCATACCCATTTGTGTATTTACAATCGCATTATTGCCTCTATTCTTTAAAAGTATACCTTGATCCGCAGGACCTGTAAATCGATATGTAAACTGAAGACCAGTCATTTTATATATAATAGATGTATATATAAAATTAATTTAATTTAATGGCGAACTCTACTCCAAGCAGTGTAAGCACCGTTGTTAGCACCACCGTAACTACTGTCATTGTAATTTCTATTAGCAGCTTGTTGCTTCTTAAATTTGGTATAATCAGAACCATCGTATACCCATTTAACATTGGTAGTAGCACTAGGAACTCCACTATTATCGGGTTTGGCAAAAATGCTTCCTCCTAAAAATCTACCAGAACCATTTGCGGCCAACTTAATTATACCAGTATTTACCTGATTTGAACCACCCGATGTATAGTCTACGCGGTTTAATAAATCACCAGCATTGTTAACAGCCCTGAATGGGGTAATGGCTACTTTTATTCCATTTACTGTTCCTGATGCTGCTTGTCCGTTCCATGCTTGGCGAAGAGTAAATCGCATTTGTTCACGTGCTGAACCACCTTCCATTCCGGTCCCTGAATTACTATTTGAGCCACCACCCAATAGTCTGGATGATATACCGGGTCTTCCGGCAGCTACATATCCGCTATTATCATTTTGATTTCCACAACCTGGCATTATATATATATCTCTCATATAAAAAATATTTCAAAATTGCTAAAACTGTAAGACTTATATTTTTATTTTTATCTTTATTTTTATTTTATGTCATAATTCTTGGAGCAATATTCATAGTCTGTAGTTCTTGAAACAATAATTTACAGGCATATGGAATTTCTACATAATTGAAATCTACTCTATTATCACATGTCCTACATATGTGAATTTTCATATTGTTATTATATGCCGCAATCATACCACAACGTTTACAAACATGTACATGATATTTATCAGACGCATCGTATATTCTACCTCTTGTAAATCTGGAAGCACCATGCGAAACCATACAATCACGTTCCATCTCGCCAAATCTCAGACCTCCATCACGACTTCTACCTTCAGCAGGCTGTCTAGTTAGGTTTACCATTGGACCAATAGAACGACTATGTTGCTTATCATTGACCATATGCTTCAATCTTTGGTAAAATACAGGCCCTATAAATATACTTGATTCTAATTGTTCACCGCTTAATCCATTATACATAATTTCGTTACCATTGCTTTCATAACCCACCTTTAGTAATTCTTTACGAATTGACTCTATAGATAAATCTCCAAATGATGTTCCGTCTCCAAATAAACCTAGCTCAATCAGTACCTTACCAAGTAATGTTTCTTTTAACTGTCCAATTGTCATACGAGATGGAATCGCATGTGGATTGATAATAATATCTGGCTTGACTCCTGCTGCTGTGAATGGCATATCAGATTCTGGAATAATATTTCCAATTGTTCCCTTCTGCCCATGACGACTGCTAAATTTATCACCAATTACCGGACGTCTAACTGTTCTTACGCGAACTTTACAGAAACTATACCCATCACCGTTCCTATCAATGAAATTTTTATCAATATATGACTCCTCGTGTGTACGATATGTCCGACTCAAATCGTCGTATTTTATCACCTTGGTATGGTCATTTCTATTCTCCTTAATAGGAACCACCTTCGCAATAATGACATCGTTATTCTCTAGTAATGTATTCTCTGGTATGATACCCTTGTTTGTAATTTTACTGTAATTTCCATACTTCATTCCCTTTGTCTTATTCGGGTCAGGCTTACAGCGAATTTCTTCGTCACCATTAATCTTCTTATCTTCGTCCTTTTCGGTATGATAAATGGTAGCTTGGAATAATCCTCTATCAATGGAACCTTGATTAAACAGCAAACTATCCTCTTGATTATAACCAGAGTGTGTCATAATTGCGACAATAACGGGTGTTCCCGCAGGAATTTTATCCAATTTTACCATACCCATCAACCGCGTATCTACAAGCGGTCTAGCAGGATATGTTAATACATATGCGGTCTTGTCCATTCGAGTGTCATAATTAGTAACATATACACCCATTGCTTGCTTACCCATAGCAGACTGATATGTATTTCTAGGACTTTGGTTATGATCGGGAAATGGAATACAAGATGCCACTACTCCAAATATTGTGCTTGGATGGATTTCACAATGCGTGTACTTGTAAATAAACTGACCTGATTTGTATAATTCAGTTGGCTTCATAGCAATCATACTAAAACTTTGCTCTTCGGGGTCGATATATTCAATTACCGACTCGTCGATATTACAGTTTGTCAGTAAATCGTTCCATTCTAATTCACCCGTCTTAATCTTATTTACAGTAGCCTGGTTCAAAATAACCTTATTATCTTTTACACGAAGTACTGGACGAATTAACCTGCCCGCGTCTGTACATATACGAATTTCGCGATTTTTATAGTCGAATATAATGGATGAATAAATATTAACCATACCTTTGTATTTATAATCCTGAAACGTCTTGAATAATGTATGCGGGTCATCACTTATTCCTATCCAAGCACCATTTACAAAAATCTTTACCTTGTTTTCCATTTGTAATGAGGTCAACTCATCTAATGGAGTAATAAGTGGAAGTATATATTCGTGGATAGGCGCACTATTATTTGGAATTGTAATATGCGTCATATAACTCATATTTTTCACTACACCAACACTCGCACCTTCTGGTGTTTCGGCTGGACATAGAAATCCCCAAGACGTGTTGTGTAACTTACGAGGAGGAATCAGTTTACCACTTTTATCAATGGGCGTATTAATACGACGCAAATGACTTAAACTCGAAATATACGTCAGTCTATTCAACACTTGAGCAACACCTACTTTATTACTATTTACATTTTTAATGCCAAAATCACCCGTCGAAAGAGCACGTTTTAGTCCATTTTCAATAGTAGTGGACTTGACAATTTTATAGATATTTGTATTGTTAATAATACCCAAATAGTCCTCAGTAGAACGCCACGAACCATTGTTAATTTCACGAATAATTTGTTTCTGCATATCTTTTACCAGCTTGTTAAAGTAATTGCGATATAGATTATTCAATAATGTTCCTGTCAAATCGATACGCTTATTCAAATAAGAATCGCGGTCATCTGGTTGAATCCATTGAAAACTACATCTGAGAAGTTTATTTGTCATATATCCCAACATGTAAATCTTTTGAATGGCGTTATGACAATGTGGAAATAAATCATTATTCAAAATATCCGTCGTAAAGTCTCGCTTTTTTTTAATACCGGCTTCCCTATCTAGATTGATTGGTGTAAACATCGCATGACCCATTAAATATTTTATCGCATCGTCTTGTGTCATAATCGAATTTGCCTCTACAATGCTCCCCTGTAGCCCATACTTCATTCTTTTATACTTGGTTTCTTCCATATTCAAAATAATTTTCTCGCAGATTTCTTTATCCGATATTACTCCCAGAGCACGAAATACAATGAAAAGCGGAACCGGATTTTTTAGTCTTGGTATTTGAATATATATACATGAACCAAATCCGGTAACCTTGCTTGTAATCATCATAGTAACTTGTTTTGGACTAATACATTTGAAATCTGGAACTGACTTGATTTCAGCCGACCAACTCCATTTGTTATTATTTTTACTCACATTGAAACAATATACACGATTCTCAGCAGCACGCTCTTGTCCTAGCACAGTCTTCTCACTACCATTGATAATGAAATACCCCCCCGCGTCAAATTTACATTCACCACTAACCTTTTCGTCAATGTGTTGATATTGATTCAAAACACAAACAGACGATTTCAACATAATTGGTAGCTTTCCAATATGAATCTTTGGTAAAATCTTATAAAACGTCTGACTATTCTCCAAATTAGGACCACTTCGAACAATATATTTTATATTTAAATCAATTGTCATCATTGACGCATAAGTGAAATTTCTTAATCTTGCCTCTTGAGGAAACATCAGTTTAGAGGCACCGTTGTTCTCGTGGATTTGGGGTCGATACAAGTGAAAGTTCTCAAATGTAATAAATATTTCTAAGCTATGTTTTCCACTCTCTTTGTCAAAATCATTTTCTGAACAAATTTGTACCGGATTGAACATCTCAATTGTTTTTTGTATTTGATAACTTACAAAATTATTATACGACTCCAATTGATGTCTAACAAGCTGTGCTAGATGTTGGTCCTTAAAATACGATTCTATCACCGTCCATGGCGTCTCTATGTATTTCCCCAAATTCTCCGTTATTTCCTTTTCTAGGTTATTCATCTTTACTTAATATGAAATGATTTTACAGACTATTTTATAAATCAATTTATTTTTTAATTATTATTTTTAATTATTATTTTCAATCAAATCGCAAAAAAATAAAATAAATATTATATGTATATGTTAAATAATCGTAATAACTTTCCATCGAAATATAGAAAACGATATAGTAAACATACTACTGATGTATCGAATAATCGTATTTATACAAACGATAATATAGATATAGTCAAAATACGTAATAATAGTCACCTTCAGTCATGTAACAATAAACATTTACTCCAATTGTTTAAATTCAACGATGATGTTAATTTAGATGCGAATCTAATTATAAACGATAAAACTAATATAAAACCGTCCACTGATTGTAATGCAATGAATAATATACCCATTAGACATCCTATCATTAAATCGAACCAAGTTATTACATGTCTTGATAATAATTCAACCAATAAAAATGAAGATGGAAAGGAACCGGTGAAGATTGATAGAGAGAAAACCGACTTATTATTAAAATGCCTATTAAAACAATTTGATGTTGATTTTTTTGACAAATATAATTCTCCCTTATTTTCGGGTAGTCCGACTATTATCCCAATACAACTCACACCTGAACTGCCACCCATTGTTAACGAAGAAATAAATACCATTGTAAAAGAGCAAGTATTTATTAATGTTCCTATTGAAAATCTACTTGATTTAATAAATTTATGCGAGAAATATCCTCTAGCAGATAACATAGAATACAATATCAATATGAAGGCACTACATAATATTAAACCCTCTCTATTGGAATTACAAGAGATGATAGGTATGAGGTCAATCAAAGAAAATATCGTTGACCAGATACTGTATTTTATACAAGATTTACATAATGTATCACCCAATAACGCGGATTATATGCATGCGGTTATTTACGGCCCTCCAGGAACGGGTAAAACCGAAGTTGCCAAAATTATGGGGAAACTATTTAGTAAGTTGGGCATTTTGAAAAACAATGTCTTTAAAAAGGTCACGAGAGAGGATTTAGTTGCCGGGTTTTTAGGACAGACGGCAATAAAGACAAAGGATGTCATTAAAGAGTGTTTGGGAGGGGTATTGTTTATCGATGAGGCATATGCTTTAGGGAATAAGGAGAAGCGCGATTCTTTCTCCAAGGAAAGCATTGATACCATTTGTGAAGCATTAAGTGACCATAAAAAGGATTTGATGTGTATAATCGCTGGATATGAACAAGAATTGAAAGAATGCTTTTTTAGTTATAATCCGGGTCTAGAATCACGCTTCACATGGAAATTTAGAATAGACGATTACACGCATACAGAACTAATGCAAATTTTTGAGAAAAAAATCAAGGATTGTGGATGGCATTTAAAAGAGCCATTGGAAGATACATGGTTTGAAAAGAACAAGGCATATTTTAAATACTATGGTCGTGATATGGAAACACTTTTTTCTAAAGTGAAAATCGTTCATAGCCGAAGAGTATTTTGCTTACCAAAAGAAGAGAAGACGCATATTACTATGAAAGATTTAGAAAAAGGGTTTGATATTTATAAGAAAATGGGAGATAACGAAACTCGCATAAAGGAACAAGAACGGTTAAACCAGTTATATAGCACTATATATTGTTAAAATTTCTACTTTATTTTATAACTAAATATATTATGTCTGAAAAGAAAACAATATTATTTAATGAATCATTTATGACATCAAATAATAAAACCAGAAAAAATAGTGGAGGTAAACCGAAAAGGGAAAAACCTAAACCGGTTATAAAACCAAATTCGTTGAAAAAAACCTTACTTGAAAAGATAAAGAAACACCAACAACATGAACAAATTTCAAGACATTCCCAAGAAGAACATGTTGCGGAAGATGTTGAATTCCATAATAATTTTATGGATTCGTTGGAATATTTAAATAAACTCAATGATAATAATAAACATAAAAAGGCTGATAAAAGAAAGAACGCTACTCTAAAAAAGCCGGTTACCGGCGGAAATAAACCAATACCAAATATTAACGGTCCTCTAGAGCCTCTTGTATCAGTTTATTTACCAAGTGATTTTGATAACCCGATTCGCACTTCCTCTTTGCCTGCCGGCGGCTATTCCTCTTTGCCTGCCGGTGGCTACTCCTCTTTGCCTGCCGGTGGCTATTCCTCTTTGCCTGCCGGTGGCTATTCCACAGTATCAAATAATAGTCAAGTGAATAGAGAAATGTCATATACGCCACTATATGGGGGTCAAAATTCAAAACAACCAATGGGTCCAATGGGTCCAATGGCCCCATATATTCAACCGGCTTCATTTATAGAAAACAAACCAGAGACACCATATGGTTGTTTAAAAGGTGGTAACAAACCGACATATCGCGAATATCATAACAAAACCTTGAAAAAAAAACCTATTGTTATTCAATCTAATCAAGAGTCAAATGTAAAGATTAGACAGCAAAAACTGGCAGACTTGAAAAAATCGTATAAAAAGATTCGTCAAAAGAAACGAACCATTAGAAAAAGCACTTATAAATTAGGAAAAATGGGGGGAAAGGTCTCTGTTCTAATCAAAAATAATGCTACTAGAAGAACAATAAAAAGAGAACATGGATTGTTGAAACAGAAACCGTTAAACGAAGTGAAACAACATCTGTATGATAAAAATTTGATTAAGATTGGTTCTACTGCCCCGAATGATGTATTGCGAACATTATATGAACAATCCATATTAGCGGGCGACATTAACAATGTGGCCAATGACATACAACTTCATAATTTTATGAATAAATCTTCAAATGCGTAAAACTGTAACTATATTTATTCAACACAAGTATTTATTCTTCTCTTCATTGTCCAAGTATACATTTTTACTTACAGCACGTATGATTTTATTTGTTTCCTTTTCGTCCGATTCTATATTCGTCATGGAGTGACTGATTAACGTAGTCAGTTTCGTCTGAATATAATCATCTGTTTCCCACCCTTCATTTGCGTCTTGCCATTTATTTATCATCATCCTTTGTTTCCTAGCAAGGGTTTTTATACCTAAAAGCATTCGTATCAACTCTATATCTTTTTCCCAATTGTTCGCTTCTTTCACGTAGAGGGTTTTTCTTGTCGCGTCTGTACAATGTATTGGCCGTTCCAATATATCCAATTGGCTTAGACCATTAGTTATCATATTTGTCAGTGTCTTGGTCAAGCCATTTTCTATAGTGCTATCATACGTTTCTGCTGTTATAGGCAATGAATCAATAAACTCAGTTAGGTTCATCGCATTTTTACAATGATCATTCAAAAACATCTGAATGTTGAAATTTTGTATGTTGGTAGTATTGTTGTGTGAGTTGTTACCGATTTGAGGCATAATTTCTATCATCTTCTCCATTATATCTTTGTTTGATTGTGTCATATTTGACACCAACTCAGTAATGAAGTCTTGATTTTTTGACATAACCAATTCTATCAGTTTCTGTGTCATATCATTTTTATCTTGATATGTAGGCTCATATATAATTATATTTGTAGATTTTTCGGTTTGGTTAATGAAACACTTCTTTTGGTGTTTCCATATACCAGACGGACTCTTATATTCTTTATCACATTGTGAGCATACATACATTTGGCATTTTTTGGCATTTTTTGGCATTATATTTATTTCCAATTGTTTCCGATTATGCTTACGCGTATTAATATGAATATTCCAATTACTTTCTTTACCACATACAAAGTGACATTTTTCACATATAAAACGATTGGCATTTTTTGGCATGAAATTATTTCCATTTATTTCCATCATTTCTATATAATGGAAATATATAAAAATGCCTAAATCCTTTCACATAAATGTATAAAAACTTACAATAACAAATTTTAAAATACCAAAAATACAATCAGAGCATTATGCTGTAAATCACTTTTTCACGTTTTTTTCAATTCATTTTCCTCTTTTCAAAAAACAACACATAAATACCTTGTGTAATTTTTTAAAATCGAAAATCAAATTGAAAATTTTGTAAAAAGTAAAATACCTACTAGTATCAAAAACAAACCACTTTTTTTCAGTCAAAAAGACCCCCTTCATATGTAGGCAGTCCTCTACATAACCTACATGGCCTTTTTTGGAATTTTGAAAAATGAAAAGTATGTAGCGCAGTTTACCTACATACAAATCATGTCCAAAAAAGGACAAATCCACATTTTTACACCGGTTTTCCGTGTTTTTGATAATGATTTTTGGCAACAAGCCATTACAATAAATATATTTAACGGGTTATGTAAATATATTTATTCAACACAAGTATTTATTCTTCTCTTCATTGTCCAAGTATACGTGTTTACTTATCGCACGTATAATTTTACTTGTTTCCTTTTCGTCGGATTCTATATTCGTCATTGAATGACCGATTAACGTAGTCAGTTTCGTCTGAATATAATCATCTGTTTCCCAGCCTTCATTTGCGTCTTGCCATTTATTTATCATTATCCTTTGTTTTCTAGCAAGGGTTTTTATACCCAAAAGCATTCGTATCAACTCTATATCTTTTTCCCAAACATTATCTTCTTTCACGTAGAGGGTTTTTCTAGTAGCATCCGTACAATGTATTGGTCTTTCTGATATATCCAATTGGCTTAGGCCAGTAGTTATCATATTTGTCAATGTCTTGGTCAATCCATTTTCTATGGTGCTATCATACGTTGCTGCGGTTATAGGTAATGTTTCTATAAACTCAGTTAGGTTCATCGCATTTTTACAATGCTCATTCAAAAACATCTGAATGTTGAAATTTTGTATGTTGGTAGTATTGTTGTTAGTAACACTTGGCAATATATGTACAATCTTTTCCATAAACATATTCATAAACTCTTGGTTCTTTGACATAACCAATTCTATCATCTTCTCAGTCAATGAAGCATGGTCTATTATGTTAGTTGTGTTAGTTGTATTAGTTGTATTAGTTGTATCTTGACAAAGTATTTTGTTGACTTCGTAGGAACATGATTTTTTATGAGCATATAGTGTAGACGAGTGTTTATACTGTTTTCCGCACTTACACGTATATACTTTTGGCGTCGTATCTGATGTAGGATTTTGTAGGATTTTATGTTTATTAGTAGATAAATGTTTATTAAACTCACTTTGTTTACAGCATATATAATGACACGTATTACATATATATTGTTTGGATATTTTCGGAGACTTTATAGTTGGAAACATTCCTATATATATCCTATATATAAAAACTCCTAAATCATTTTGTATAAAAAACATAAAATACGGGAAATTTTACAATAACAAATTTTGAAACACCAAAAATAAAATCAGAGCATTATGCTGTAAATCACTTTTTCACGTTTTTTTCAATTCATTTTCCTCTTTTCAAAAAACAACACAAAAATACCTTGTGTAATTTTTTAAAATCGAAAATCAAATTGG